TAATATTATATTATTTTTATTATATTAATATTTATATTATAAGATATAGTATAGTAATAGAATATTACTATACTATACAAGTATTATGCAATCCGGTCTTTTTGTCGAGCACAAAGAAAATCATCATCAACATCATTAAGAGCATAAAAAGAAATAAGACAAGCAGAATAATTAATTTCACCTGTCTTATCTTTTCTTTATTTATCATATTTCATATCCATAAGTTTAAGATTACAATTACTTACAACATCAGTATTATTAGGATTTCTTACAACAGAACCAATTATATCACCATAATGTTTAAGATAATTATAATAATTGATATTATTAATTACATTATTACAATAAGCGTTATAAACAACAGTTTTACAAACTGTAATATTGTTTTAATAATCAATCACTTAGTTATATGACAATATTATATCTTAAAGATATATCAATATTGCATCAAGCAAAATTATTAACATCTTTAATAACATTAGGTTCAAAGGCACATTCGACATCATTAGGTTCAACTGCCTGTAAAGAAATGGCATTACCTTGTCCATTCATAACATAATGATTACAACCAGTATTATTAGGAATGTTACCATAAGCGGTAATTGGATTACAATAGCTCACTCCTCTACGGGCAGTTGAGTAATAATCTGCTACTGAACAAGGGCAAGTGCGCTTATCAAAACCATCTATAACAAGATTAATCTTTTCTAATGAAATAACATCAGAAACATCATCATATATTTCATTAATATCATCATAGTATTAAATTTATAATTTTAATAATTTTTATTTTATACTATAACAATCATAAGGAAAGCCGCCCTAATCATCACGACTAAGACGGCTTGTGTGTTGTATAACATATTTATTACCATTATGCGGTTAAGTACAGTTAGAATTAATTCTTTTCCTTTTATATGGAATAGTTATAGAATAACTATTAATATAATCTTTATGATGAATATTTAAATAAAAAGTAATAACTTTATCTAAAAGAAACTTATGGTATCTAATTCCACGTTTCCAAAGATATTTTCTATAATCATTTTTAGCATTAGCAAGTTTTATATGAATATGATTAATAGCCCAACGATAATCTTTTGAATGTTTATAAAATTCTTTCATAATTTTACTTGTTCTATTATTTTGATTTCTTCTTCAAGATTAGCATTATACCTACCGGTATTATTAACAGAACCAGCAAGCCAATAATATTTTTCAAAACTTTTTGCATAATCTTTAGCTATTTTTTCATTATTAAAATATTTAGGAAAATCATTATCATCATTTATAATAAAAATCCAATCATTACAATCAATACAATATTCAACAAGATGAAATTCTTCATCTCCAAGTTTAATCCGCTTTGTTCTTGTTAACATAAGCCTTTTTATTACTAAGTTTAATTTTTGTATAATTAATACGTTCTGGAACAGAATCGTGATACATTTCTTTATAATTTTTAGCAAATTTATTTAAGTCGCCCTTATAAATAATATTATGATTAATTACAAAAGTACTTTGAACATCAGTTCTAACTATTATATTTAAATCACAAAGAATAGCATTATAACTTTGAATGTGAGCAACATTAAAATTATATTTTTTAGCAACTTCTGTTCCAACTAGAGTAATAATATTTGTATCTGGAAGAAGTTCTTTACAAATAATCATAAGATATTTAAAAGCATTTTTAGGAAGTCTATCAGCTAGTTCAAATAATTTATAAGGTTCAATTAAACAATAAATCCCATCATTAATAACAGTATCAACAGGCATAGAACTTGGATATTTATCTTTAACTTCAAAAGGAGTACAAGCAATACTTTGTCTAAGTTTATTAAGTCTATTAAATTCTTCTTGTTTAACTCTAAAATACATTTGTCCTTTTTTATCAGTTCCAATTCTAAACTTAGGACTTGTATTATTATCTTCTGCTTTTTGCTCAGCACGAACAGAAGTAATACTGAAAGCAGTAAATTTAAGTTCAGTTTTATTAATCATATCATAAGCTGGAATAAGAGCATTAAATGTAACCATTCCTTTACGGGCAGGCTTACCATAAGCAAGATAAACATTATTTGGGTTTTTACAAAAAATGCGTATATTAGTTGCAGAAATTGAAAAAGTTATGATGTAGTGAATCTTAATGTTGACGATAGAACTGGTCATAAAACTTATACTGATTTTGAATCTTCTCATTTTGTGCAAGATGAAGAAATAGTTAAGTTCGTTTGTGATAATACTAAATCTAAAGGAGTAAGTGATATTGATATTAAATTTCTTAATCTTTGTAAAATATTCATTTGTACTCTTGAACTTCCTAAAGCCGAAAGAGAATGTCTTACTGCTATTTATTGGTGTGTTTATAATAACAAACGAATGGTTCAAGATGAGATTGTTAAAGCTGCTGTAAATTTTTATGGTAAGTCTAAAACAACTTATTATAGAGCAATCAATTGTTTATTAGATAGACATATCATTCGATGTATTCCTAATGGAACTATTAAAATTTTTGATAAATATAATTTTATTTCTGATATTAATTTAGCTGACGCTAAATTTGTTGTTATTGAACTTAATCCAGAAATTACTTCTGCTGGAATTAATATTTAAATTATGAAAACACTTAAAGAAGGTGGTTCTGCTTCAGACCCAAAGAAAATTATTAAACCAAAACATTAAAATATTATGTACACACTTACAAGTAAAAAAGCTAATTTTTCAATAGCCGTACCTGAAAGCCTTAATGAAATTACAGTTGATGTTCTTGAAAAACTTACAAAGGATATTAAACTTCCAAAGCATTATTGTCTTGTTGCTTTTGCTTATCAGACCGATTCTTTTGAACTTGCATTTTTAGGTAAGAAATCTGGTAAACAAACAATTAAAGTTCTTCCAATGCTTGCTAAAGTTACTGAGACTTTTGCTGAGGATTTTAAGATAGGTGATGGTCTTATTATTAATAGAAGCGATGTTGAACTTGCAACTCATTGTCCTATTGGGACTAAAGCTAATGTTAGTGCAATGATTGATTATATTGCTGTTGATGCAGAATTAGCAAAGAAATGTGCTACTAAAGAAGTAGTTTTTGATGCTGTTGGACTTGAATTTAAAATTGTTCCTGAAACTGCTATTAAAGGTGCTTTTAAAGTTGGATATAAAGTTGATGACCCATTTAAAGTTCCTGTAACTAATGGAAGTCTCAGTTAAACAAGATATTTCTGATTCTTATGAAGATATTGATTCTGGCTTAATTAAGAAATGGAATTACAAAGATGTAGTTTCTTTACTTAATCTTCCTACTGAAGAAGATAATAAAATTATGTCAGATATTATTAAAAATCTTGAAGAGTGTATCTATGATGGAATTAAAGACAACAAAGTTGTTGCAATTCCATACATAGGTATGCTTGGAAAGAATGAAGTTGCTGCTGAACTTAAATCAGAAAGAAAACTTATTGCTCTTAGTCGTCATCATATGACTCGTGAAGAGTTTAAAGAATTTTATCGAGAACTTAAAGAAGAATGTGCTGAACGAGTTAGAATTAAGCGACAATATCTTACTCAAATGCGTAAGGTTCGAGTTGAACAAAAACCTAAATACGAAAAGCTACTTTCAAGATTTGGTAAAGTTTATGCTGAAACTTGGTTGTTTGCTTGGTCTATGTTAGATTATATTCCTTTTGAACAAGAAGTTGAAGATGCTTATCAAGCATTAAGTGACGAAGATTATTATGAAGTTTAAAGTAAATATTGATAAACTTATTAGTGTTGATGAATCAGGAATGCCTTGTGCTCCTAATCCACGACAACTACTTGATAAAGATGTTTTAGCTCTTTATAGCAGAGATAAAACTCAAGATAAGAAAAGATATATTGCTGAATGCGGAGTTATTTATTATCTCGGTGACCCAAAAAGTCCTTGTAGACAAAAAGGTTGTAGTGATAATGAATGTCTTAAAGAAGCAATAGAAAATTTTAATCTTGAAGAAAATTATACTCCTGATGGTCTTGTACTTAAACTTATTGATAAGTATTATAAACAAAATATAACGGAAGCTGGAGTTGCTCTTGAAGTTCTTCAAAAGTCTGTACATATTTCTTCACTTGCTGCTAATAGAATTAATGAAGAACTTAATAAAAAACTTAATGGAGCTATAACAACTGAAGATATTGCTACTATACTTAATCTCATCGATGCGGTTAATAAAAGGATTGTAGAAATTCCTAATCTTACTAAAGCTATTAAAGAAGCTTATGAAAATCTTCGTAATGAAGAAGAAGAGCAAATTGCAAGAGGTGGTAAATCTATTACTTCTTCAATGGACGCTGATGAAGAAATTTAATGTAACAAAAATGTTAACTCTTAGAGATACTCGATACCAAGATATTAGACTTGTTTTTGATGAAGGGCCTCATAAATATAATGATACTTTAGGAAATGATTATAAATCTGTTACTACTCTTTTAGGTAGTTATCATAACAAGTTTGATAAAGATTATTGGCTTAAACGAAAAGCTAAAGAACTTGGTATGTCTGAGAAACGAATTGAGGCTCAATGGGATGCTATTAAAGATGAGGCTTGTGCTCGTGGTACTAAAACACATAATGGGCTTGAAGATGGAGTTAAGGGAAGTTCAATGTTCAGAGAAGCAATTAAATATATGAGACTTCCTAATGGTCAAATGATAACTGTTGCTGACCTTCCAAATATTGATATGAAAGTTAAAGAACTTGATATTGAAGAATTTAAGTTTTTAACTAATAATCAATATCCTCAAGTTTATAATGTATTTGATTTTTATATTTCTAAAGGTTATAAAATTTATTCAGAAATTGGTGCTTTTCTTATTGACTATCTTATTTCCGGAACTATTGATATTCTTTGTATAAGAGATGATGGTTTTGTTATTGGAGATTGGAAAACCAACAGAGGAGGACTTAAATTTGAATCTGGATATTATAAGAAAGATAAGAGTACTAAGCCTGCTCAAGAAACAAATGAATGGGTTAGAAAAAATGATACTCTTCTTGCTCCTGTGAATAATCTTCCAGATTGTAATGGAAGTGTTTATAATCTTCAATTAAGTATGTATGCCTATATGGTTGAGTTTGCTCTTGGAATACCTTGTAAAGGTTTATGGCTTTGTCATATTGATTCTGATTTTGTTCTTAACCAATATGGTATGCCTAAAAGATTTCCTGACGGACTTTATCATATTAAGAATAATCCTGTCCCCAAAACTACGTTTTATAAAATGAACTATCTTAATAACGAGGTTAAGAGAATACTTCTTGACCGTTATAAAGAAGTTCAAGCCACTCGTGTTTCTTCTAAAAGTCTTTTTGATTAAATATGAGAAAATTACAAATTTTATTAATTTTCAGTTTTCTTATTGTGAGTTGTGAAAGAAAAATTGAAACTATTGTAATTGATGCTGATAAAGTTAATAGAGAATATCAAGATAGTACTAATAGAGTTATTGATTCACTTTACAGGCAGTTGAGTATTAAACAAAATAAAATTGATTTATATGAAGCTGAACTTGTTCAAAGAGATGAAAGAATAAAACTTTATGCTGATTCTGTTCGTGACGCAAATGCTGATACTTTTTATTATAAATATAAACTTGAACGTATTAGAAAATATACTGAAATTGTTGATAAGAAACCTTCTCAAATGAAATATTATAAAGGTTGGATTAAACGTGTATTAAATAATTAAATAAAGTTATGGATTTTAGTGAAGCACTTTATAGACTTAAAGCTGGAGAACAAGTTTCCAGAAAAGTTTGGAACGGAACTGGTAAATTTCTTTGGATTAAACCAGTATTTTTAATTACTTCTGATAAATGTTTTGACCCTAATCTTAAAAAGATTGCTGAACATTATGGTAGTGTTAAAGGAAATGCTATTATCTCTTCTTGTTGGATTAATGAAGATAATGTTCCTTGTGTGGAGCATTGGAATCCTTCTAATGATGATATTCTTGCAAACGATTGGTTCGCTTGTTAATGAGTTATGGCTAACTTTGACATTGCTTTTCAAAGAACTATCTTTCACGAGGGAGGATATGTAAACGACCCCAATGATGCTGGTGGTGAAACATATATGGGTATTAGTAGAAGAGCACATCCTAAATCAAGAATTTGGCAAGTTATAGATGAAGATAAAAGAACTAATGGTCTTACTGGGATTAATAAAAGACTTAAAGCTAATAATTGGCTTACCGCTTGTATCAAAGATATTTATAAAGAAGAATATTGGGACAGATTTGAATTAGATTCTGTTAGAGTTCAAAAAATTGCTAATGAGATTTTTGATGATTGTGTTAATAGAGGTTGTGCTGCTGCGGCAGTAGCTGCTTCTGCGAGTCTTGGAATGACTCCAACTAATAAGATTACTGATGCTCTTCTTTATAATCTTAAACATCTTTAATATGAAAATTAAAATGGACTTCTCATTAATACTCTTAACAATAGTAATCTTCTTTTTAGCTGGATTTTGTTTTTATCAAGGTTGGACTATTAAAGTTCTTAAAGCCGATTTAGACAAATATCAAAATGCTAAAGTTGATACTACTTATCGAAAGAATCAAAGAGATTCTATAAATACTAATATAAATAATCTTAATAATAAAATTGATTTTACAAGAAATTATTATGAAATGCAACTTGAATACATTAAGAATCTTAATGATTCTGGTACTGTTAAATACTTTTGGGAACTTGTTGATAGCAAGTAATAAACACATTTCTTTACAGGGAGTTTGCCAAAAAGCTGATACAAGTGTTACTCTTAATCTTGAACAGATTAAACAACTTAATGCTAAACTTATTGAACGAGAATATTATAAAGACCTTAATGATTTAAAAGATTCTCTTATAGTTCAAAAGGATAATTATATTCAAGAACAAAATCTTGTTATTGGAGAGTGTAGAAAAGAAGTTGTTAATTCAACTATTCTTAATGAAAAACTTTCTAAAAATATAAAGACTTATAAGACAGTTACTGTTATAGGCAGTGGTTGTATTATAGGTCTTTTAATTGGTTTAATTTTAAAGTAAATGGATAGTTATCCTCTTCTTGACTATATTAATGAAGATAAGTCACATTATAAACATGCCAAAGATTGTGGATATAAAGACCCAGATGATTTATTTCTTATAGGTGATAGTGGAGGTTTTCTTATGAATATACAGCCAGGTGTTAAATTTATTAATATTGAACTTTTTACTGAAATGGCTGATTATTTTAATAGAAATAAAGTATTCACAACTTATAAGGTTGATAGTATTCCTCATCGTCAAGTAAGAAAGAGAGAACAATATAGACGTAAAAATGGTTTTACTGCACCTTGTCTTTTATATCCAGATGGTTCTGTTCATAATGTTAGAATAACTGGTCCTCATTATAATTTTCTTAATTATACTCGTATAGAGCAATTGAAAGAAAGTACTGTTAAAGTTGGTAATACAAATACTGCTGAAAAATATTATAATTTTCCTAAATTTATTGATGCTCAATTTTGGACTTTTCATGTAATGGAGTTTGCCCAAAATAATGGTTTTCATCTTCTTATAGATAAAACTCGTCGTGGAGGATTTTCTTATATTATGGCTTCTGATTCTGCAAATACTGTAAATCTTCAATCTCGTAAAGTAGTTATTCATGTAGCTGCTGATTCTAAGTATCTTACTCAGAAAGGAGGTCTTACAGATTTTGCTACACAAGATATTCGTTTTTATGAACAGAATACTCCTTTTGTTAGAGGCATTCTTAGTACAATGAAAACTGATTTTCGTCTTGGTTATAAGTTGCCTAATGGTACAGAAGCAGATAAATCTTGGGGCAGTTCTCTTCTTTCTGTTTCTGCTATGAATAATCCTGATTGTGCTATCGGTAAAGATGCTATTAAAGTTAAAGTAGAAGAGGTTTCTACTATGGAAAACTTTGATGAGTTTATGAATGTTACTGAACCTGCTATGAGAACAGGTGCTTATACAACTGGTTTTCTTTGTGCTTGGGGAACTGCTACTTCTGGTAATATGCAAACTTTTGAACAGAATTTTTATAATCCTAAGACTTTTAATTTTATGCCTTTTGAGGATATTTGGGATAGAGATTCTCGTAATGAAGTTTGTGGTTTCTTTAAACCTTATTGTTGGGGTCTTCAAGGAGAGATTGCTGGAGTTAAAGGAGTTGATGAGAATGGAAATAGTAACATTCTTGTTGGCCTTGAAATAGCAAAAAGAGAACGTATTAAGAAAAAAGAAAGTGCTAAAACTTATGCGGATTATATTAATTATCTTGGTCAATATGCTAATTTTCCTGCCGAGTCTTTTAGTAGTGCTACTGAAAACATATTTAGTTCTGAAGAGCTTACTGCTTGGGAGAATAGACTTCGTGTTGATGAAGATTTGAAATTTTATATTGATGGAGCTTTAGAAGAAGTTGCTGGAGGTGTTAAATTTACTTCAAATAAATTATTAAGGGAACAAGGAAAACAAGTATTTGATTATATTCAAGGTGTTCCTCGTAGAAGTAATGAAGACCCTCACGGTTGTGTTAGAATCTTTTTCTTTCCAGAATATGATATAGTTTCAAACGCTTATCAAACTAAGAAAGAAATACCTAATGGACGCTATAGTATAACTTATGACCCGGTTGGTATTGATAAAGACAAAAATGAAATTACTAATCGTCATTCTCACAATAGTATTAAAGTTTGGATGAACCCTTGTGCTATTAATGGATATAAACAAAAACTTGTTGCTTCTTATTATGGTCGTACTGATAAACTTGAAGAAGCCGACCATATTTGTTATCTTTTAGCTAAATATTATAATTGTATTGGAACAACAAATGTTGAGGTTAACCGAGGTGAAACTGTTTCTAACTTTAGAAAATGGAATGCTCTTCGTTATCTTTCATTTGAACCTTTATATGTTTGGGATTCTACATTAAAAGGTAAAACAAGTTCTACTTATGGTTATAATATGGGTTCCGCTACAAGAAAACTTGATGGCATTCGACTTCTTAAAGAATTTCTTTATGAAGAGATTGGTAAAGATGAATTTGGAAATCCTATAAGAAATTTTCATACTATTTATGATTATCAAACTATTCTTGAGCTAAAGAAATGGAATAGTAAAGGTAATTTTGATAGAGTGTCTGAAATGATACTTCGTGGCATAGAATGGAAAGCTATGCAACTCAGAGCTGAATCTGAACTTACAAGTAGAAAACCTCTTGATGAGGAAAATCTTGAACAAGTTGATATTTTAAATAGAGATTGGTTTTAAAATTTAATTGAGATGGTTGAACTTCCAAGAGAATATGATTTTCCTCGTCAACGAGTTAGTAATGCCGAGAAAAATAAACCTGAATGGTATGCTGGTTGCTGTGATTGGATTATAGCACAAGGCCAGAATATTAGAAATAGTTCTGATTTAGAAAAGAAATATAGAGTTCTTAAAGGAGATATTCCTACTGAATTTTATAAAAAGATTCTTAATCCTTATAACGCTACTAATGAAAAATATACTCGTTTTCCTGCTACAATGAGGAATTACGATATTATGAAAGGTGTTATAAGAAGATATGTTTCTGAATATATTAAAAACCCTCACGATTTTATTGTTGGTGCTAATAATCCAGAAGTTGTTCTTGCAAGAAATTCAAAACTTCGTCAAGAACTTGCTTTTATTGTTCAAGAACAAATAGCTGCCAAGATTCAAGAAAGCTATGCTAATTGGGTAAATCAAGGCAATGACCCTCAGCAATTTAATCCTCAAGAACAATTTAATATTGAAGAATTTATTGCTGATTTTAATGAAAAATATATTGATGATATATCTGCTCAAGGACAAGAAATTCTTAATGTAATTCGTGATATTACAGAGGATAGGCTTATTTATTCAAGAGCATATTTTGAATGGGTTACGTTTGGAGAATGTTATACTTATACAGATGTTGTTGGAGAAAAACTTATTAAACGAGTTGTTTCTTTAAGAGATGCTTTTCCTGTTCCTAACGATAATATGTTTGCTGAAGATTATGATATGTTTGCTGAAAGACGTAAACTTACATATCAGCAAATAATTGATGAATTTGATGAATATCTTACTAATGTTGATAGAAAATTTCTTGAAGATTATTATGCTTTAAATGGACATCCAACTACTCCTCTTGATTTTGCTACTTATGAAAGATTTTATCCAGATATTTGTAGTAGATTTAATAAAGAGGATAGGGCTTTCTTTAGTAAAGAGCCGAGTATGATTAGAGATTTAAATAGTAATCTTTATGATGTTTGGCATGTAGTTTGGAGAGGTGAAATTAGAAGATGTATTGTTACTTACCAAAATCAAGCTGGATTTATTTCTACTCGAATGGAAGAAGATAATTATGAATTAAATCCTGCTATTGGAGATATTTCTATAGAATATATTTATGTTCCACAAGTATATGAATCTACAAGAATAGGTTGTAGGCAATATGCTATTTATCCTTATAAGGCTCGTGCTGTTGCTTATAACAGAAATGGTAAACTTCCTTATAATGGAATGAACGAATTATTTCCTGGTTTTGGTAAATTTAGCATTCTTGATATTGTTACTCCTTTCCAAGTATTTTATAATATTGTTGCTTATCATAGAGAAATGGTTCTCGCTAAAAATAAACTTAATGTTCTTATGATAGCTAAGTCTCTTCTTGGTAAAGTTCCAGAAGATACAATTTATAAAATGATTGCTGATGGAGTTCTTTATATTGATGATAGTGAAGACCAAGGAATGCTTCGTGCTCAACAAGTAAGATTCCTTCAAAACAATATAGGAGATTACCTTACTCAACTTACTAATCTTATGGCTGATATTGAAAATACAGCTAAGATGCAAGTTGATATGACTCCTCAAAGATATGGAGATATTGCTAATTCTGCTGGTAAAGGAACTACTCAAGAAGCTATTGTTCGTGGCAGTATGGGTTCTGTTATTATCGAGTATATGATGGATTTAATGCGTGAACGAGATTATGCTCGTGATATGGATTACTCTAAATTTGCTTGGATTGATGGACTTGATACTTCTTATCGTGATGATGAAAATAATCTTAAATACGTTTCTGTTGACATTGATAAACATATTTATGCTGATTATGTAATTAAAGCTAAAAATTCTACTAAAGAACAAGAAAAGCTTGACCAACTTAAACAGTTTGCTTTTAGTGCTGCTCAAAATGGTGACCTTACTGCTGCTGTTGCTGCAATACAAGGAGATAATGTTGCTGCTATTGTTAAGCTTGTTAATAAGTTTAATAATGAAAAAATGGCTCACGAAAATGAACTTAAACAACTTGACCAACAATTAGAGCAAATGAAGCAAGAGTTTGAGTTACAAAAGATACAAGTTAAAGGAGAAGAAGATAGAAAGACTAAACTTCTTGAAGGTGAAATTGATAAGCAAATTGAGCTTATTCGTGCTGATGCTAATATGGTTTCTTATCCAGGAAATGTTTCTGATGCTGAAAAACAAGAAGGTATTGATAGACTTGAGGCTCAACGTAATGCTATTCAACAAGATAAAAATAGCATTGAACGCCAAAAGATGGCTATTGACTTCTTTAATGCAGAACGAGATAGACAAGTTAAAGAAAAAGATATTGATACTAAACTTAAAATTGCTAAAGAAAATAAAAATAAATATGATGTTAAATCTGGAAGTAAGAAATAAGATAAAGTTAGAGTAATAGTTTAATGATTAACTGCCTGTAAAGGAATCAGTCAAGTACTCCTTTACAGGCAGTTTAATTTTGTCTTGTTGGTACTTCCTTTGTGCTCTAATGCACTTTTGTAGTGCTAAATAAGGGACTAATCAGATATGGACTATCTTTGTATCAGAGCGGCTTAAAATTGAGTGAAATTTATAAAATCTTTTAATTTTGTATTTCACAGTATTAAATATAATCTTGCTTAATGATGAAATTGCTAATAATTCTATTTGTGAAGTTATTAATGAAATTTGTATAATTGCATAAAGTAAACTTCTTAAAACTGTTAAAGATATGCCTGAAATTGATTTTGGTTTTGGAGGTGAGACAAGTACAGATGTTACCCCTCCTGCTGATGGTGGACAAGGTAATGAGCCTATTCCTCCAACAGAAGAAAAAACTGATATTTCTACCGGTAAAGTAGAAAATCCTGCTGGTGCTGCTGATTTAGGAAATAATGCTAATGGTGGAGAAAAAGAAGAGCCTAAAGAAGATAAAAAAGAAGAAGGTTCTGAAGAAAGTAAAACTGAATACGCTCCTGGTACTAAATTTGAACTTGATGATAAAACTTATACTGTTGATGAAAACGGAAATGTCATTGATGATAAAGGTACTATTTTTAAAGAAGCTAAAGATGTTGCTGATTGGATAAAAAGTTTCAATGTAGATGATACAAATGAAAATGATATTACTATTGACAACATTATTAAAGCTGTTGGTACTGAAATTGTCGATGATGACGAAAAACCAATACAATTTGAAAATACTGCTGAGGGTATTAAAAGTTACATTGATGCCGTTGTTGAAGTATCGAAAAATGATGTAACCGAAGCTGCTCTTAATACTTTGTTTACTCAATATCCTTTTATTAAAGATGCTATTAACTATTATAAAGCTAATGGAAATAGTCTTGAAGGATTTAATGAAGTTGTTGATAGAAGTGATGTCACTTTAGACAAAGATAATGAGGAACAGCAAAAAGAGATTATTCGTACTGCTTGGAGAGAAAGAGGTGCTAAAGGCGATGTTGAAGGTTATATAGATTATCTTAAATCTAGTGGTAGTCTTACTACTATTGCAGAAGAGGAACTTAATAATCTTAAACAATATGATGCTGACCGAAAAGCTAAACTTGCAGAAGAAGCAAAGAAAGCACAAGATGAAGAAATACGTTATTATCAAGAATATTGGAATGGCGTTAAAGAAGTTGTAGATAATAGAAAGATTGCTGGTTATCAAATTCCTGAATCTATTATTATTAATAGAAATGGACAGAAACTTACTGTTACTCCTAATGATTTCTTTAATTATCTTTATCGAGTTGATAAAGAGGGTTATTCTCAATATCAGAGAGATTTAGCAGCCCAAGACCCTACTGCTCGTAGAGATGATGAAATTCTTCGTGCTTATTTAACATTTGTTGGTGGTAATTATTCTAATCTTGTAGATATGGCTATTAATGAAAAAGAAGTTAAATCTATTCGACTTAAAGCCAAACAAAATAATAAATCTACTTTAAAGATTACTAAACCTACTGCTAATAATGCAAAGAGTGGAAAAGATATTGACCTCGGTTATTAATCTTTTCTTGTTGTTTATGTTTAATTTAAAAGTTTAAGTCGTATGTATAAAATGCGTAAAATTTCTTCTGGTCGTTATGAGGACAGAGGATATTCTAATGAAGAAAGCATTGCATATCTTCAACTTCAAAAACCAGTAGAAATTAACTCGTTCCTTACTTATAATTATGGTATGGACGATGATAGATTCCCTCTTACATTTATGACTGAGGGTCAAGGTAAGGCTGGAGTTGTTGATATTGACACTGTTCAGTGGACTTGGCCTGTTATGGGTCGTATGAAGTTTACTGATATGGTTACTTATTTCAATCCTGCTAATACTACTCCTGGTAAAGGTGGTGTTGAATTTGAAGTACATTTTGCTACCCATTGGTTTATTGAGCAGTATGGTCTTATTGCTCCTGATGGAATGACTCAGGTTCGTATTCAGAAAGATTTGGGTGAAAGTCCTTATGGATATGCTTATATTCTTAAGCTTACTACTCCTAATCCAGAAGCTTATGTAAATCCAGATTTCCTTAAGCAAGGAATGTATTGGTCTATGAGTGCTCCTACTATTAGTGAATCTTATTCTAAAGGTAATAGAAGCAATTCTATGTCTTATGGTAAGATGACTTCTCAGCTTGAGTTCCATAGATATTCTAAAGAAATTGCAGGTAATCTTGCTAACGTAGTTACTCAGTATGAGTTTAAGAACGCTCAAGGCGGTTCTTCTAAACTTTGGATTAATGAGGAAATGCGTCAATTTAACCTTACAATGCGTGTTATGAATGAGGAAAGGCTTTGGCTTGCCGAATATAATCGTAATGTAAATGGTGAGATTAGTCTTAAAGATAGAGATAATGGTAAACCAATTCCTCATACAGCTGGTATGCTTGAGATTTGCCGTGAGTCTAATTATGATACTTATGGAGAGTATCTTACTCTTTCTAAGATTAAGAGGACTGTTGGTGATGTTCTTGAGAGAGACACTGATACTGGTACAATGGATATTGTACTTATGGGTGGTAAAGGCTTCCTTGAGGACTTTGATGAGGCTATGAAACTTGATGCCAAAGAGAATGGTTTCCTTACTCCTCTTGGTGAAAAAGAAATTCAAGGTTCTGGTGATGGTCTTGAGTATGGTGCTTACTTCCGTAAGTATAAGACTGTTGAAGGTCATACTATTACAGCTAAACATTGTTCTTTCTTTGATAAAGGAACTATTGCTGAGGCTGCAAAACAAAATGGTATGATTCATCCTCGTACAGGTTATCCTCTTACTTCTCACCAAGCTGCATTTATTGATTTCTCTACTTATGAGGGTCAGCGTAATGTTCGTCTTGTTCGTCAGAAAGGACAGATTTACAAAGCTAAGGTTATTGAGGGTATGACTGATATTCCAGCTTGCTGGGGTCTTCCTAATACTAACCATGCAGCTACTGAAGTTGATATGGCTCGTTATGAGGTTAAATCTTCTATCGGACTCCAGGTGAACAACTCTACGAAGATGTTCTTGCTGAAGTGCTCTCTCTAATAAATAAAAATATAAGTAACTAAGTTATGGCTAATTCTGGTACAATTAAATTTGCAATGGGTGCTGTTCCCAGTGATAGTAATGAACAGAAAGTTCCTACGGAAACTCCTCAACCTAATGCAGGAGAAGTTAAAGTAGATTTAGGAGTTCAACGTGAAGAAAATGAATCTCTTGATAGAGAGTATTTTGACAGAAGAAGTGTTAGTATTTCTCTTGTAAAAAATTATTCTCTTTATCGCAAAGCCAATGATAAGATTATTGGTAAGCGCAGCGATTATATTGGAAGTTCCATTTCTTCTTCTCGTACTCTTTCTGCTAATAAAGCTGAGGTTGAGGCTTATTTTCCTAACATTATTGGTTTAGCTCCTAATAATGAAAATTTTATTACTAGAGTAAAACAATATCTTAATAACTTCCAGGTTAAAGTTGATGAGGTTGGAAAGACTCTTAATATTAGTTTTCATTATTATAAAAAGAGAGACTTTTTTGCTATTAAAGAGCAAGAAGATAAGATTAATGAGGAATATGATGCTTTTCCACGTCAAGACCTCAATAAACTTAAAGAAGCTCTTAAAAACAAAATTGTCAAACTTAATGCTCTTGAGAGTACTAAATATCAATATGGGTATCCTGACAATGTAGAAGAGTATCTTATTTATAGACATTGTTTGCTTTATAATGATGTTGCAAAAGATATTGCTTTTATTAATTCAGACCCTAATGTTCGATTCTACTTTAAAGATGACCAAAAAGAAGCTGAGAAACTAGCTAAGTTTAGGACAGAAGTTAATAGAGCTAAGTCTAATTATCTTACTTGTGTTCAAGATAAGGAACTTTTCGATGCTGTTTATATTCAGTATTGTAACTTCTATGGTCTGCCTATTATTTCTTCTTTGGCTGAATCTACCATTGTAAAAGAGAACAATCTTGATAAATTTAGTGCTACTGAGCCTGTTAAGTTTAATAAGATTTGTGGTGATAAAGATATTAGACTTGTTGCTACAATCGAAAAACTTATTTCTCGTGGAGAACTTACAAGACTTCCTAACAATCAAAACATAGTTCTTCCGAGTGGAGAATTTGTAGGAAGTAATGTTAAGGAAGCTGTGATTTGGTTTAAGAACCCAGATAATGCTTCAGTAGTTTCTGCTTTAAGTAATAAACTTAAAAACTATTAATATGACGATACAAGAGATGCACGTATTGTTTAGGACTTTAGGTCAAGCAATGGGTTTGCAATTAGTCAGAGCTATTCTTCCTGAGTCTATTGATACTTATCTTAATGATGCTATTGTTGATACTGTTCGTAAAGTTGTTTTGAGTAATAGCACAATGCAATTTCAAGATAAAGTTACGATTCAGAATGATGCAATTAGTCCAATAAATGCTATAAGAACTTTATATAAAAGAAGTGAAATTGATTTGTCATCTGAAGATAAACTTCCTATTCATCTTCGTACCGCAAATTTGACAAATGTAATGTACTTCTGTTCCTTTGCACTTTCTTATGGTGATGGACGATATGTCAAATGTAGATTTGTTGAACCAGATAAAGTTGAAGATACTAACGCTGATTATTGCAATCGTGCATCTGTTGCTTATCCGATTGTTACAATGTTTGATGATGATGGAGCGGTTATTGAGATACAAAATGGAACTACTAATAAAGTTCCTAAAGTTCTCTTAATTCGGTACATTGAAAATCCAGCTATTGTTCATTTGGACGATGATGAAAATCTTTGTATTGATTGTAATCTTCCTGATTATCTTCATCATGAAATAGTTGAAACTGCTGTTCAAAAGTATTTTTCTTCTGTTGGTTCTACTTCTCAAAGTACACAAGGTTAACAAATAAACAATAAAATATGAGACAATTTATTCTTGGTGCAAACGCTGCTTATCCTGCAAAAACTGTTGATGCTGCTGTTGCTGCTGATGCTGGTAAAGTAGGATTTGCTTATCTCGATGCTAATGGTAAGACTGCTTTTACTGCTACTGGTGCTGAGATTAACAAGAAAGGTGTTCTTGTTCTTCTTCGTCAAGGTGCTGCAGGAAATGTTGTTCTTCCTATTTATAAGCATCATTTCTCTTATGTTAAAGGTGAGTATCAAGCTGCTGCTAAGCCTGTTTACACTGTAACTCTTCCAGATGATATTATTCCTAATCAGGATTATACTATCATTCTTGTTAAGAAAGGAGTTAAATTTAACGAGAGAAATAAGTGGTCTGCCACTGTTCACGCTAAGTCTTCTGATACTACTGCTACTATTGGGGCTGCTCTGTTGAAGTATTTCCAAGATAATGTAGTTGGTACAGATGTAACTGTAACTTATGCAAATAAAGTTCTTACTTTTACTGCCAATACAAAAGATTGCGACATTACGGTAGTTCCTGCTGATTATCTTGTTGATGCAGCTGTTGCAAATACAACTGCTTTCAAGAAAGCTTATGGAGACGCTGATTATGTAACTGACCTTGCTAATAAAGCTGCTGCAGATGCTGGATTTGAGTATACACTTATGGACGATGTTCATTATATGTATCCTAATTATCCTCTTGACCCACTTGCTCAACCTAAAGCTGCTGATACAGGTTACACAATCTTCACTCTTAAGTTTAGTGAACCTCGTGAGGTAAAAACAGTTGATGATGTTGTTAATCAAATCATTCAAGTTGCTTTCCCTACTGGTTCTGCTGCTATTGAAACATTCGAGACTGTTTGTAAAGCTCTCGTTGACTAACAATATGGATTAAAGAAAGGGCTGTTACTGTCAAAAATAGTTATACTATTAATGGCATTAACAGCCTTTTTGTTTATCTTATGGAATGGCTTTTTAAAGGTTTTGAATATGGTTGGCTTCCAACATTAGTTATATTTGCTTATTTAGTTATTACTAAAATTCTTGATAATAAAAAAGAAAGAGAAGCTAATAAAAAGACTATTAAAGTTAATGCTGAGTTTCTTGATACCGTTAATAAACTTAATTCTTTTTTAACTTATATTACTAAAGATATTATAGAAAAAGAAGATGACCGTTGTGTTTCATCTATTAGAACTGCCTTTAAAGGAATGGCATATGCGATTGTTAAATTTAGTACTTTTACTATTATAGCAAATAATGTTACTCATAATAGAGCCAATATTGTTGATAATATAAAACATACTGTTTATGGAGAATTTGCTTCTCTTTATAATGAATTAATTCTTTATTCTAATGAAAATAAACATGTTGTAGATTATATTAATATTGAATGGAAAGATAATATTGTTGAAGATATAATTAATATTATCTTTGATGAATCTGCAACTAAAGAACAAAGAATTTACAATATTCATAATAAAGTTACAATTCGTACTACTGATTTTATTAATGAAGTAACAAATAAATATCTTAAAGATGACAAGCACTGTTAATTCACTTTTAATTGATAATTATACTGAACGTGTAATTAATGGTAATATAACATCTGGAAAAAGACAAGAAAAAGGATTTATAGATTCTGATTGTGATTATATTAAGAATATGCTAACAAACATTGCTTTACAGGCAGTTGACAATAGTAGTATCTTTAATAAATCACGATTAGTTAATCTTGGACATCTTATTAATGTTTTAAGTTATGCCTGAAGTTAAAGATGTTAATCAAGAAGAGATACAGTTTGAAGAAGTTCAATATTTGTATCTTACAATTCCTGCTGAATATGTTTGTATCTATCATAAACTTCTTTCGCAATTAGCTGATTTCGGTCTTGATGCTTTACGAGATTGTAATTCAACTTGTAAAGGAACTAATAAAACTATTATTCAATGTTGGAATATGTTCCAAGCGGCTCTTGCTGCTAAAGAACTTGGCAAAGATAAGGAAGCTGAAACTTTAATAAAATATATTGAAGCTCAGCTTGAACTTGTTTATGCCGGTACTGAGAATAATGTTTATTTAGGTGGAAGACTTTATCATATAGATGAAAATGGGCATGTCTATGGAGATGTTAGTTGTACTACTAATACTCGTTTTAGAGTTACTGAAGGCGGAAAACTTTATCAATACTTTTTAGATGAAAATTCTAAGAAAAGTAAATGTGAAATTGATGAAGCTCATTTAGTTACTCCAAACAACAATAATTAATATGGAACTTGATAAGCAAGATTTAGGTAAAGTTTGTCTAACTATGAATGGGGAATTCAATCCCACAATTAGTTATGAGGAACTTTGTTGCGTTTATGTAGAAGATAATTCTTCTTTACGCTCTTTTATTTCAAGAAAACCAGTTCCTGCTGGAACTGATATTTATAATAGAGAGTATTGGCAACCTATTTGTTATGGTGGCGGAAGTCCTACTCCAAGTGAATATTATACTCTTACAATAGTTCCTATTCCAAGTGATGCAACTGTTTTAATTAATGGAGTTGCTCAAAAACAAATAACTGCTAAAGCTGGTACTACGGTTAGTGTTGAAGTTTCCAGAGCTGGCTATAAAACTTATAGTACTTATAAAACTTTAACTTATAATGAAACTTTAAAGATAACTCTTGAAAAAGAAGCTATTGAAACATTTACTTTATATGTTGATACAGTTACTCCTGTCAATGCAGTTGTTAAACTTAATGGAACTACTACAAGACAACTTACTGTAACTAAAGGAACTGTTGTTCAAATTGAAGCTACTGCTTCTGGATATAAACCTTATACAAGTAGTATAACTGTAAATTCTGATAGGCATATCGATATTGTTCTTGAAGAAATTGTAGTTGTTTATAAAACTTTAACAATTAATCCTACTCCTATTGATGCTACTGTAATTATTAATAATGTTTCTACAAAAGGTTCTACTGCTAAAAATTATCCTCAAGGAACTACAATTAATTGGAGTGTTCTTAAAGATGGTTATGTAACAAAATCTGATAATTTTGTTCTTAATGAAGATAAAACAATTAATGTTGTTCTTGAAGAAATTATTCCAGATAAATTTACTTATAAGGTAAATGTTAATCCGTCAGATGCAATAGTTAAACTTAACGGAACTGAACAAAAGCAAGTTACTGTTGATGCTGGAAGTTCTATTAATGTTGAAATATCTAGAAGAGGCTATATAACTCAAAAGTTTGTAAGAACTATAACAAAAGATACTACTGAAGATGTAAATCTTGTTATAGAAAATTATAAACTTATTGTAAAAGCAACACCTTCTGATGCAATCATTAAAATTGATGGTATTATACAATCAACTAAATCTTTTGATTTTACTAATACTTTAGAAAATATTATTACTGGAACAATCGAAGTAAGTAAAGATGGATATGATACTGTAACTCAAGATTATACAATTACTTATGGAGGACTTAAAGAAATTACTGTTGAAATTTCTCTTGGTAGTAATTATATTAACCTAACTCCTACAATTCTTATTTTTGATACAGGTTCGACAACTCCTCAAAATATTGTTGTAGATAGTAGTGATTCTTGGAATGCTAAATAAAATTAGTATATGAGTAAAATTGGATTTTTAACAATTAACCCAATATCAGGAAATATTAATCCTACAACGGTTACTATTGTTCCTGATAGCTATACAAGTGAAAAACAACAAACTTTAGTATTTAGAAATACTAAAGGAAAGATTGCAAGATGTTTGGTTACTTGTACTCCTAAAGTTAAACAAACGTATATTGTTACTCCTCATTATAAAAGAACCGATAGAACTGGTTATGTTTATTGGTTTACAATAGCTAATACTACTGATGAGGATATAGAATTTATGGTTCAAGCATCTAACGCTAAAACTTATGTTCCTCAACATAGTACAACCGTTGAAGGTGCTTATGCTCAATATTTTAATTCTAATACTTTTACTGAAGTAGACCTTACTTTAAGTACTTTTAAGTTTTATGATTATAAAAAAATTAATGCTCTTGAAATAGAAGAAAAAGGTAATTATTTAAGTGCTGATAAAGATTATGTTGCTGGTGCTATATGTCAATGCTATATTATTGACGGTACAGTTGATAATCCTAAAGAATATGTACTTGGACTTTCTGATGCTAATGGTCTATTAAAGTATCAAGCTTCTGGAGTTCTTAAATCAGATTCTGATGGAACCAAATACATTGAATTTACCGTAACTAAAAATGAAGCTACTTCTATTAGTATAAAATACACTGGTGGTTCTGTTCCTGCTTTTTATATGTATGGTGAGCCTCAAGAAGTTATAATACAAGCTGGACACACCTCTTCTTCTCAATATCAAGCTGATTGGGGAACAAATCTATCTTCTACTGTTAAACAAACTATTGAATTAATAAGTGTTAGCGATACTGTTGAAGTAGTACTTAATTCTACTCTTGCAGAACCTTGGTCGTTTATTACAAGCACAACTAATAGACATAGTTGGGAAGCTGCTATTGGTTCATTTAAATGCTATACTAATATGGTTACTGCATTTACTTCTAATAGTTCTTGGCTTACTCCAACTACAGAATCACCTATTAATACTGATTATGAAATTAGTTATTCTGTTGCTAGAAATAATTCTACTGATACTAGAACAGGTAAAATTAGTTGTGCAGGATATTGGGATTTTGAAGTTACTCAAGAACGTCCAATTACAATGTTAACGCTTTATAGAACTGTTAGATGTGTTGATAAACTTAAAGGTTATGGAGATGACCCTGAAACTGTAATTGGTAAATATGTTTATGTTGAATATTTCCTTAAAGACCAATATGGAGAAGAATATTCTGCGTCTAATCTTCCAGAAGGTGCTATTACCGGAACTGAGAAACTTAGTGTAAGTTATACCCATACTGGAACTTCTGCTTATAAACAAATAGATAAAGAAGCAGTTGTTAATTTTACAGGTTCTACCACAACTATTAACTTAATTCCTTATTCAGGAGCTATTTCTATTGATGATATGAAAGAAGGTAACCTTACTCTTCAAACTTCATATCTTTCTGGTATGTCTCCTACCAAATATAACGGAAACGATATTAATGTTGAAAGTACTAGTGAAGGATTTCTTAATAGTTAATATATGGAAAATGCTGTTTTAAGTAAAACAAGTGGAACATCTGGGGTTACTAATATATCTGTAACCCCAAATGGTTATAATGGTAAAAATGATGTTCAAGAAACAGTAACTTTTACTACTGTTAAAGGAAAGACAGCTGTTCTTCAATGTCTTTTTAAAGGTTCTGGTAAATTTCTTTATGATACCCCAGTTATTACTAAATTTGAATATCCTAATGATATTTCTGCCGCTGGTGGAAGTGTTTTACCAGTTATTGAAGGATACCAAATTTATAGAGAAACTGCTGGTGGAGCTGAAGCTGGTCGTTTAACTTTTGATTATACTTATATTAGAGCACTTGGAAATGTTAATTTCAATGGAGCAACAGACCCTTCTACGGGCAGCGTTTCTGGAGAAAATCTTGGAACAACTCTTGTAGCTCGTAACGTTAAAGCTACCGTTTATGCTTCTATAAATCTTAATGAAATATCTGTAACTTCTGATTCTGTTCAAGTATATCAAGAAGCTAATGAAGTTAAATCTAAAACTTTTATTAAGTTTATTGAAACTGGAGATAAAAGTACTACACTTAGTAAAGAAGTCGGTCCGAAAGCTGGTAGCTATGAGATTAATACAGGTATTCAATATGCTCAAGTTTATACTTCTGGAGCTTCTAATGAAGTTACCGTTGACGGAACTACTACAGTTTATAAACCAGGTTCATTTATTAATCTTTCTAAAAATATTGTTTCTTGGCAAGAAAATGTATCAACAGATACAAGAGCTGGTATGCAAGTTAAACTTGCAGATAGTTTTAATCAATTAATTATTACTTTTGTTATTGCTGGTAAAGAACCTTATATGACGGTTAAGCCTACGGAACTTGTATTTAAGAATGGTTCTGTTGAAGCTAAAACTGTTGAAGCTGATTCATATGATGATTGGCAAATAGTTCAAAATCCTACTGAACTTAGTAAAATTTATATTAAGAATAGTACTAGTGTTGATTTATCACAACTTGATATTTATGTACATTATTATATTGCTGGATTTGCTGATTCAGATATTAATAGAGAAGAGCCTATTGTAACTCATTCTATTAAGAAACTTGAATGTCCTGGAAGTAATGCTCCTGCATTGGAAAATTCAAATTATGTTCAAATTCCTGGAGCTATAAATCTTACATTAGACCCATTTGGAACTGATTATAAATATCAACAATATTTTGTTGGTTTAAGTCTTCTTATTGTAGGAATGAATGATAGGATTGCTGCATTAAATCAAACTATTGAAGAAAATAATGCTCAATTAGAAGAAGGTGAAGAAAAAGAACCTCTTCTTCCTACAACACTTTACTATCATAGTGGTGGCTTCTTGACTGCTGATTGGGAAGGTGGTAATGGAGGTGCTGTTAATTCCAATGTTTATGCAAAGATTGATGGTACTTATTTATCTCCTGATTATATGCCTGCTGATGAAGAAATCCTTAAATTTGTTGCTCATTATCCAGAAATTGTTTGTGTTGAAGAAAATCTTAAACTTTATAGTAAAGACCAAGCTACTTCTGATATTTATATTGAAATAGTTGATACTGTGTCAGAATAAGTTGAATATCAAAAAAAAACAATGGTAAATGTAACATTAGATAAAACAAGTGGTTCTGCTGGGCAAACTACTGTACAAGTTACTCCTGATGCATATATTGGTAAAAATGATGCAACTAAAGAAATTGTATTTACTAATGCTAAAGGAAGTACTGCAAAATTAACTTGTTTGTTTAAAGGAACTGGAGAATATATTTATGATAATCCTGTAATTACTGAAGTTACTGCTCCTAATTTTCCTGCTGCTGGTGGAACAAAACAACTTCAGTTTAGCGGTTATCAAATATATCGTGAAACTTCTGATGGAGAAGAAGTTGGAAGATTAGAATTTACACAGGCTACTGTTGCTGATGGATTTAGTTATGTAATAGAAAGTGTTAGTTCTTTACCTTCTGATATAACTTTAGATAAAAAAGCTGCTAAAGCTACTGTTGGAAGTAAAGGTACTACTAGTTCTGGTGAAACTACTAAATTAACTGTTAATCTTTCTGTTTATTATCATAGTAAAGGTGTAACTCAACAAAATATTGCTTGGAAACAAGATGCTAATAGTATTGTTTCCACTAAATTTGTAAGTTGGGTTGGTGGATATTCCGGAAACGAATATACTATTAAACTTGAAGCAGATAGCACTTCTTATACTATTAATAAACAAGCTAACGTTATTGATACTTATAGTTCAGGGTCTACAAAAGAAAGTGTTGATGTTGGAACACTTACTAAGAAAACTGATGTTACTGGTTGGGTACTAACAACTACTACTGGAAAACTTACATATCCTGCAAATGTAACTACTGATGAAATTACAGGAGTTAATGTTGATATTAAATATGGTACTCAAACAACAACACTTAAATTTGTTCAGAAAGGTATTGAACCTGCTATTAGCATTACTCCTATTGTATTAACATTTGAATCTGGTAGTACAACACCTCAAAATGTTGTAATTAATTCTACAGATTCTTGGACTGCTAAATAAAATAACAATACGGATTAAGGTAGTACTATTAAAGTAAATAATTATTTTGGTAGTACTACCTTTATTTAATTTTATAAAGTTATGAATAATAAAAAAGATAGACAACTTTTTGATACAATTGAGAAAATAACTCAACTTGATAGAAAAGATAGAATTTTCCTTTGGCAATATCTTAAATCTATGAGAGGTAAAGCTGATGGAATTATTGGAGATATTCCAAGTAATGTTAAAGTTAATGGTACTTCTGCTGAATTTTTTAAATCTCTTAATGATGCCTTTTATGCAGGAACTATTTCTCTTAATGATATGTTCCAAGGTCAAGTTAGAATGTCTGACCTTCCCAATGAAATAGGTAATGCTGAAGTTACTATTCAAGTTATTGAAGGTATTGGAGGTATTCCTATATTTAATGTTACATTAACTACTACTAAAACTAAAGATGATTATTCTCCGTTTAGATGGGATTATTCATCTCGTGAAGGTGAATTTACACAATGGTATGCAAGAGCTATTGGTAATGGTGGTAGTGGAGCTGGTGCTGATGAAACAATCTATATTGATAATTCAGATGAATCTAAAGCAAAGAATCTTGAAGTTACTGCTAAGTATTCTACTACACAATCAATTCCTGTTATTGTAACAGATAATAATGGACTTAAATGTATTGGTAACTATTTTAATGGTATTATAACTTTTGTTGTTGATGGTGCTCTTAAAATAGAAGATGTTTCTTTTGAAACTGGAGAAACTTCAAGTTTTGCTTCTGTTGATATTGATAGATTAGAAGAATATACTCATCTCGAAATTGGTGATTCCACTGAAGTTAAATCTTTTAATCTTGAGCAACTTCTTACAGGAACTCAATTAGTCTCTATTGATTATGGTTATGGTGTTGCAACTTGGAATAGTACTTCTGGCGGAACTGCAACTATTAATATTGCAAGTGGTCATATAGTAATGTATTCTATTGGTGCTGACGGAACTGTAACTAAAACTGATGAAATTGAAAATGTTATTCTTCCTGAAACTGGTAAGAAAGGACAATATCTTGTAAAGAAAGTTGATGATGGAAATGACCTTGAATATAAAGATATTCCAGTAGCTGCTGCTGATACCGCTGGTGTTGTTAAGATTGGTTCTGGTATTAATGTTGCTGACGATGGTACGATTTCAGTTGATTTGAACTTTCTTGACCAAGTAAGTTATGGCATTGAATGGGATACAACAGTTGCTGATTCAGCTTGTACTCGTATAGGTAATATGAGTATGCACCGTACCCTTCCTATTCAGTCCGCATTTAAAGGTTGTGTAGCCAAAGGTAAGAATATTCAATATTATCTTGACCCTAATGATTGGTCTAAAAAAGTTGATGGCTCTGCTTCTGTACTTGACGGTACTGATGGTGATGTTCGTGTGGATACTGGTAATAAATGGTATTATAAAGGTTTTGAAGATGGTACTAAACGTCAGTTTAGAATGTCTCTTACTAAAGTTGATGATACTTGGATTGAAGTTCCAAGACTTCTTGTAAGTGCTTGGGGTATTACTCTTGATAGAACAACTGCTGATACGCCTAAGGCTTGTGTTGTTATGAATACAACAGCCAATTTCAGGGGCGGTAATAATTCTGACACTTTAGATACCTATATCACAACACTTCCTTGTAGGAGTAATCTTGGCAAACCTGCTACAACTGTTTCTCGTATCGATATGAGAACTTATATAGCTAATGCAGCTAACGACCAGGAGATTCTTTGTTATGATTTCTATAAAGCTCTTGTTTGGTGTTATTATGTTGAATATGCCAACTTTAACTGCCAACTTCCTTTTAATGCTGAGTTAACAAGTGAAGGTTATCATCAAGGTGGACTTGGTAATGGTTTAACTACTTTTACTCAATCTAATGCTTGGAGTAATTTTAATTCTTATAATCCAATAACTCCTTGCGGCTATCTTAACGATATTGGTAACTTTAGTGGAGTCAAGAATATCTCAATACCTACAATAGTTATTGACGGCACAACTACTATAAATCCAATAACATTGACTTCTTGCAAATATAGGGGTATAGAAAACCTATTTGGAGATTATTGGAAAAATCTTGAAGGTATTGTATTGCAAAAACCAGATGCTGATTCTGCTAATGTAATTTATGCTACATCTGATAATACTAAGTTTGATGATGAAATTTCTAATAAGGAAATTAGAGGAGTTGAATCAAAAGAAAATGGATATGTTAAGACATTTTTATTTGGAGATAGAGCTGAAATAATAGCGGCTACCGTTGGTGGCTCTTCTATTACTTATAAAGCAGATTGTCATTATACAAATGCCGATACTAATGAAAAAACGCTGTTTACTGGCGGTTCTGCTCTTGATGGTGACTTTGCTGGTTTTGGTTCTTCTTATTCTAGTGGTGGCATTGGTTTTGCTTCTACCTCTTGTGGCTTCTTTTCTTGTATAAGACTCGATTAATATAACATTATAAAGTTTATTAATAATATAGGTTTAATGTTGGTTATTAGTTAAACTGTTAACTAGCAGTAATGCTAATGATAGTGACAATGCTAGTTTTAGTTATTCTAATTCTAATAATGGCATTAGTTATGCTTCTACCTATTGTAGCTTCTTTTATATTTCAAAAATTCATAATAAATAAAATATTAAACCTTTCCTCTTGGAAAAAGATAACGTAGTAATCGAACATAGTGTTAGTAAATATAATATTGAACACTCTATAAATAGAAATATAACTATGAAAAGAATAAATAATCTTTTTGAAAAGATTTGTACTAAAGATAATATTGAATACGCTGATGACAAAGCAAGTAATGATAAAAGGCTTAGAAAAGATATTATAAAACATAATGAAAATAGAAAAGAAGATAATGAAAAACTACTAAATGATTTAATAAATCTTAGTTATCATACTTCTATATATACTACTTTTAAAATTTATGAACCTAAAGAAAGATTAATTTTTAAACTTCCATATTATCCTGATAGAATTACTCATCACGCTATTATGAATATTATGGAACCTATTTGGGTGAACACTTTTATTTCTCATACTTATTCTTGTATTAAAGAAAGAGGTATCACTAAACTTAATAGAGATTTGAATAAATGTCTTAAAAATAATATTGAAAATACTAAATATTGTCTTAAACTTGATATAAAAAAATTTTATCCTTCAATTAATCATGAAATTCTTTTTGACATTATAAAAAGAAAAGTTAAAGATAAAAAACTTTTAATTTTACTTAAAGAAATTATCGAATCTTCTGATGGAGTTCCAATAGGAAATTATCTTTCTCAATTTTTTGCTAACTTATACTTAACTTATTTTGACCATTGGTTAAAAGAAGAAGTTAAATGTAAATTTTATTTTAGATATGCAGATGATATTGTAATTTTAGGAAAAACTAAAGAAGAACTTAGAAAAATTTTAATTCTTATAAAAATGTATTTACACCAAGTTCTTAAATTAGAACTTAAAGAAAATTATCAAGTATTTGAAATTGATAAAAGAGGTATTGATTTTATAGGGTATAAATTTTATCATACTCATATACTTTTAAGAAAAAGTATTAAAAGGAATATGATGAAACTTGTATATTCTTATATTAATGGAGATATAGACAAAAAATATTTTGAAATTCATTTTCGTTCTTATTTTGGTTGGTGTAAATATTGTAATTCTAAAAATCTTCTTTATAAAATTCAAAAACTTACAGGAATTAAATATACTAATTGGATTGCTCCTTACGTTAAAATTTCTAATCTTTATGACAAGATTATAAATGTTATTGATATTGACATTCATAATAAATATTTTAAAATTAATTTTGTTTATAAAGGACATTCTTATTATACTATTTCTGCTAATAAAATACTTTATAAAACTATAATAAATAGAAAACTTCCAACTACTATTAAAATATGGAAATCAAACAATTATTTAAGACAAATGAACAGCCTATAATTATTAATAGGCTTGGTAATAACAATTATATCTATACTTACGTTATTGAAACTGGTAATGAAGATGTAATTGATGTTGAAGGAAAGACAGAAAACAAACCTTATTGGGTTTGTACCTGGGTTAAACTTGCCGGACTTCCTAATTATTCTGATTGTGTAAAAGGTATTATAAGAAATTATTATACTGCTGAAGAAGAGCTTAATCTTATCAATGTTGGCTCAAGACTTCAACTTGGATTTAATGTATCTGATGATAAACTTAGAGAATATGAAGATTATCTTAACATAATAGATACTATTAAATCTAAAGTTAAAAAAGACTTTAATATTGAAGAAGGTACTCCTCAATCTGCTGATGTAGTTAAAGCTACTGATATTCAGAAACTTATTAAAACTCTTGCTAATACAGTTGAACTTTCCGATACTGTTTCTCTTGAAATTAAATCTGTTTATCCAAGATTTACAGACCTTATTGGTCAGACTGTTAAAGTTGGTACAAAACTTCTTTATCAAGATAAACTTTATAAAGTTATTCAAGAGCATCTTGTTCAATCTCAATATGCTCCTGGAACAGGAACTGAAAGTCTCTACACTGAAATAAGCGAAAGTCATACTGGAACAGCAGATGACCCTATTCCTTATAATAACAATATGGCTCTTGAAAATGGTAAATACTATGTTCAAGATGGTATTGTTTATAAGTGTACAAGAGATACTATAAATCCTGTTTATAATCCTCTTAAGGATTTAGTTGGACTTTATGTTGAAGTTTATAATGCTTAATATATCAAGGCTGATGTTAAAGTCAGCCTTGATTTAATCTTAAATGATATGCATCAAAGATTAATGAAACGTAATTGGGATAAGTTCGTTAAAGATAATTATGTTTTCAAGGGCATTTGTACTGCCAAAACTGTAAATGCTTATTGGGGTGCGGGTTCTGGAACAAAATGTATTCATTATGAACTTAATAAAGATGGTACTTATACATATTATTGTATTAATATTAATCAAGCCAAACAATGGTGGGATAGGTTTATTTGGTATAATAATGATGATGTTGTTTCTTTAGAAGTTAATCCCAAAGTTGAACTTTTTGATACAAACAATAATAGATTTAATTCTAAAAAGATTCAACAATATAACTTTAATGGCGTAAAAGTTCGTTCTAAAAATTGTAGAGAGACATTTTATACTTGTGATAATATTGAGACTGTTGATATTTCAAGTTGGAATATGATTAATAATACCGATTTTTATGCTATGTTTGCAAGTTCTGCTGGCACAAGTGAATTTGTTTCTGCTTTAAGGACGGTTAAACTTCCTGCTAATTGTGGTAGTAAAGTTACTCAATGTCATAAAATGTTTAGTTGGCATCACGGACTTGAAACTATTACTGGTATGACTACTGTTGATTTTAGTAATTGTATTAATTTTAGTGAAATGTTCTGTGAGAACTTTAAACTTAAGAATGTTGATTTTAAGATTGATGGTTGGGTTACTTCAAAAGCAACTGATATTCATAGTATGTTTTTAAAATGCTATGACTTAGATTTTTCTAAGATAGGTGATTTTACTACTTGGGATGTAAGTAATGTTACAGACTTTTCTGGTCTTTTTGCTAATTGTGGATTTGTTGATTTAGATTTAACTGGTTGGGATTTTAGCAAATGCAAAAACATTAGTGGTATATTCCAAGATATGCTTCACGTTCATAAAATAATTAATCTTTCTAATTGTAAAATGATTGCTGCTCCTGATAACAGTGATGATATGTTTATAGATTGTACTAATCTTGAAAAAGTTATTTGCACTGGAGCTGACGGTTATGTTCAACAACTAGTTTTGGCTAAATTAGTAACTGATATTCCAGATAGGGTTTCTTCTGATAACTTTGTTTTTGTTTCAGATGATGGCAATTATAGATGGGATAAAACAAATAGTAAATGGACTAAAATAAGTTAAATTATGAATGATTTAATTAATAAAATTGGACTTGATAAAATAGCTCATTTTGGAATAGGTGCTGCTATTTGTGCTTTTATTACTCTGATGTTTATTTTTTCTATGCCTTACGGAAATACTCTTGAACTTAATTGGAGTTTTGTTTTATTATGCCCTCTTGCTGGTTATTGGTTTGTAGGTATTCTTGCTTTCTTTAAAGAACTTAATGATTCTACTCCAGATAAAAAAGATTTCTTTGCAAGTCTTTTAGGTTGTGTATTTATTCATCTTGGTATTATAATAGGTTATCTGTTTCATTTTGGAAATGGTAAAAATCTTATTACTTCTACTTGGGGAACTCTTTTAGTTCTTGCTTTATTTGCAATTTACTTTGGATTTTTTACTAAATGGGCTGCTAAAGATTCTAAAAAGAAATATCCAAAAATAATAATGTGGGGGTTATTCGGATTAGGAATAATCTTAGGAATTTTATCAATAATATTTATATTTATATAGTTATGCAAAAAAAACAACTTAATAATATAATTCAAAAAATTACTGAATTATCTAAAGAAGATAAAGCTGCTTTTCTTGATTATATCACTCAAAACATTTCAATTCAAGATTTAATTAATATTAATCCTAAATTTAGATATATAAATAGCTTTACTATTAGTGATTGGGGTGGTGTAAACGATACTACAAAAACTATTGATTGTCAATTAAGATACGCAATTACATCTTTATCAAATGGAAAATCTTCTATTGATATTACTGGAGCTTTAGTTGGTTCTCAACATATAATATTAGCTCACAATTTTGATGGTCTTGATGGATTTGAAATAAAAGGAGCTGATAATATATATTATACTGATGGAAGTCTTAAATTAAATGAAATGACTGAAACTAATACTTATTATTTTATTCATATAATTGCTTTAGATGATGATGATGATAAAATTGCTATTGTAAATATAAAAAAATTAACACAATAAATTATGAACAGACAAGAACTTACAAATATCATTAATAAAATAACTGAACTTTCTAAAGAAGATAAGTCTAGACTTAATGTTTTTTTTTGATGAAATAGAACAAAGTTGCATTCCTATTGCTTATGCTAAAAAAGATGGTGATACTGTGTATATAGATGAATTTATTTCTCCTTTAAACTCTATTAATTTTAAACTTCCCATTGTCGGTTCACCGATTATAGTTAAATTTACTGAAGAACTTATAGGAACAGATATGAATATATTATCTGCCTTTTCTATGTTTAGTGGTGATGCAGGTGATACTTTCAGAAGCATTCCTATTGGTGATTTAGGAGAATTTAAACAAAGAAAAGATAGAACTCGTTATGAATTAGAATATAAGTCTTAATGGAACAAATTATTTATAATCTTATTGATAATTTTAACTTTGCATATATGTTAGTTATTAATATTCTAACATATCTTATTAATAAATGTTTTACTAATATTAAATTTACTACTTGGCAAAAACGAATTGTTTTTCTTATTATTACTGCTTTAATAACAATTATTTATTATATCGCTGGATATAGAGAATATATTATTCTTATTAATTCTGCCATTGCTGCTCCAGTTGCTTGGAGTTGGGTTTTTAAGCCTATTCTAAATAGATTCAAATTAGGTTATAGAAATCATTTTGAATAAACTAATATCGGTTCTCCTATTTGTTCTAATGAACTTATAGGAGAACTTTTTAATTATTATAAATTTTCATTTCTGAAAATAAAGTTTATTTTTGTATTAATTATTAATAAAGGTATTATGGCATCTATTAATCAATTAATTTCTGAAATTGCTCATAGTGTTCAACAAGCAGATAGTGTTCCTGTAAGAAATGCTATTAGACTTGGTATTCTTCATGCTCGTAATAGACTTATTCGTAATACTTATGATTCTCATGGTTATGTTGATAAAGTTCTTCAACAAAGATTTAAAATTACTTTAATTAATTGTCCTGACGGAGACCTTGATGATACTCTTGACTTAAATCTTAAAAAAGTTAAACGTAGCCTTAATAGAGTTCCAAGGCCTACTCGTATCGATAATGGTCACCCATTTATTTCTGTAAGAACAACAGGAGTTACTAATCCTATTGAAATTCCTTTTATAAAAGAACCTTCTGCTAAATTTTATACTTGTCTTCCAGGTATGGCTTGCCTTGAATCTTACGATTATATTAACCAATATCTTTATATTAATCTTCGTAATTCAGATAGACTTCTTTTAACAAATCAAATTATAATTGAAGCTGCTTTTGAAAATCCATTTGAGATTCCAGAAGAACATTTTGATAAAGAATATAATTATTCTGATGATGATGAATTTATGATTTCTGAAGATATGATTGGAGATATTAAAAAACTTGTTCTTGAAACATTTAATCCTAATATTGTAAGACAAACTAATGAAATTCCTACTCCTAATCTTATGAAGTAAGTTATGAAGAAAAGGGCTGCTGATTATGATATGAAAACCTTTTATTTAGATTTTAAACAAAAGGTTGATAAACAAGTTAAAGAAATTGATGATAAGATTGAAGAAAATGTTACTAAAGCAGCCAAGTACCGTTCTTGGTTAACTGCCTGTAAAGAAGTGTTGCTCAATGTCCATAATATAGACCTTAACAATTATCCAAGAGAAATGATTGATGGAGAATATTGTTCTGGCACTAAAGATTTTAAAACTAAAGCAAGTATTGCTTATAACAAAGCTCCTGCTGGTAAACGTAATGAAGTTGTAAAACTTCTTGCTTATCTTAATATTCTTACTGAAGCATACAAACTTAATGTTGCTAAAAATGCTCTTAATAGAGAAGTTAATCTTAAGTTCTCTGAATATAGAGAAATGTTATTTAATTATTATAATAAAATTCATGAACTTCTTATAAAAGGAGATGCTTATACTATTGGTAATTCTGTTGGAACAATGTATTTAGAAAAGAAAATTGTTCCTTATAAAAGAAAACTTATAGATTTCAATGAAACCAATAAACGTAAAAAAGAGCTTACTGAAGCAGGTATTGAACTTTATGATGATGCTAAAGCTAAAGTAGCTGAAAAGCTTGGTATGGAATATTCTGCTGCTGATTATAGAATTTTTAAAGAAAGTAATTATTGGTTTCGTCTTAACTTTGTTAAATCTAAGTTTTGGAGAAGTAGAAAATATTATTCTTTTGATTTTGCTGATACAATTAGTGCTAAATATAGAGGTTTAACTTTTGAACAAATTGCTAATATGTGTAAAACTGAAGATGAAATTTTTACACTTCCTTGTGGGCTTAGATATAAAGTTAGAATTTATCTTATGAAATATCCAGATAGAAGTATAAATTTTATTAGACATGGAAAACAAAAGATATACCACCATTGAAAGGATTATTGCTAAGATTGATAATGATTTTAATCCTGGAGATAGTGATTGGGTACCACGAGTTGCTGCTTGGTGTATTGATGCTATGGAGCAACTTAAAGTTACTCCTACTGTAAGAAAAAGACGTAAACTTACTGTTAGGAATAGATTTGCTAAAAGTGATTGTGATTTAGAATGTACTAATCTTAAAGTTTTTGATGAAAATAATTGTGTAGTTGATGTTATGTCGGGCGGTCAACAATGTGAATGTGGTAACTCTTTTACAGGCAGGGAAGATGAATCTGCTGATGAGCACCTTGATTCTAATGTTACCCCAAGTACTCTTGACCATCATTTTACTCCAAATCAAGATGAATCTATTGGAAATGTTGCTGTAAGAATTAATAGTAAAGATTATCCTGCTCGATATAATGTAGCTGATATAACTGCTGATTATAATTGTACTAAACATTATGTTTTAGTTGATTGTAAAACTATTGAACTTGACTTTGATGCTAATTATATTACCATAGAATATGATGCTATTAAAACTTATGAAAGTAATAATTATAATACTGAGCTTCCTTTTATTCCAAATAATGGACTTCTTATAGAAGCACTTGGTTATTATTGTATTTATAAAATGCTTTGCAGAGGTTATAAGCATCCTGTGTTTAATCTTGCTGCTTCTCAATACGGTACTAATCCTTATTATCAATGGAGTATTCTTAAAGATAAAGCTAAAGCAAGTGTTATTGGCGATAATGTTGATGCTGGCAATGCTTCTAAATTATTCAGAAGTACATTATTCATAGATACATTTGACCCACGAAATTAATTCTTTAGTACTTCATTTGACTTGTGATAAATGATTTTATTAAAAACATATAACTTATCGGATTTAATAAAATCATTTGTTATAGGCCTTGAAATTGATTCAAAATCTACAATAATTTTTATTTATGCCAAATATAAATAAAAAACTTGTTCTTAACAAACACCCTAAAGATTGTGATGATTTAGTTCTTGTTAATGCAAGGAATGTAAAAGTTTCTAATGATTTTAGTTGTTTACAAAGTGAAAATAGTATTTTTCATAACAAAGTCATTGAAGGTTTTATTGATAATAATTTTGGTAATGATTGGAAAATTGCTGGAGTTATTCCTTGTAACATTGAACTAATTTTAATTGTTTATAGGGGTGATTCATTTCCAACAAATGCTAGTATAGTTCGTTATAATGAAAGTGAAAATTCTTGTGAGATTTCATATAATAAATTTGAATATCACGGAGGTGAAATAAAAGGTACTTTTACTTATAATGTACAAAGTAATCTTATACTTTCTATTGCTGAATATAATACTAAATTTAATATTCCTTTAAGAACAATTAATATTGGCAAATTTGGAGTAAAAGGAGATGATGCTGATGTTAATCTTGGAAATGGATTACTTAGTAATGCTCCAGAAGTTTATATTCCAAAACTTGTTAATCAAGAATATACTGTTGGAAATGCTTATAAAGGTTGGTATAATTTCTTTATTCGATTTAAAATTAATAAAGTTGATTATAGTTCTTGGTTTCATTTAGGTTATCCTATATTTATTTCAGACCTTGTTGAAAGGGATATAATTAAATATTATTATTCTGGTTGGATTAATGACCTTCCTAACAGTTCCGGTAAATGGAAACTTTATTTTATGACAGGTTGCTCTGATTATATTTCTAATGATAGTGAAATTGCTAATGAAACTGTTAGTTTTGATATAAGTGGTCTTAATAAATCCAAAGATATTGGTTATCAATATTATCAAATAGGATTTATTTGTGCCACAAAAGATTCTCAAAAAGCATTTAAAACTAATGATATAAAGATTAGTGTTACTAATTATAAACTTGAAATAAATAATTGCGTTACTTATTCTGTTACAAATCTTATTACAGATAATTATAATTTCTATAATGTAAAGAATGTTATTAATTATCAAAATAGACTTTATATTGCTAATTATAATGAAGAAAATACTCCTAATATAGATTTATCTAATGTTATTCTTAAATGGAAACAAGAAAATATTACTTATGATGATTATTACAAACACAGTCTTTATTTTGCTGATGAAAAAGGCTGTACTGATATAGAACTTAAAAATAAAATCACTACTCAAAAAATAAATGAACAAAGTAAAGTTGCTACTTATGCTAATTCTGAAATAACAAGTAATAAAGCAAATTATATTAAATCTGACCATTTTGGTAAAATAAATTTAAGTGCTGCAACTTTAACTTTTAAAACAAGTTTATTTAATCAAGGTAGCACTGAAACCGAAACTGCTCATCTTTATAATGCTAATGATGAACTTATTGGAAACATTACTTTAAGTTGGATTAGACAAGGAATTGGAAGTCAAGGTGGCGGAGGAATGAAATATGAACTTACAGGAACTTATAATGGAGTTACGTATTATTATGCTCAAGGTTGGACTGCTCTTAATGTTCCAAGTGAAGTTCAAATGACTGTTAGTATTAATAATTTTAATAATGATATTGATGTAGACCCCGATATTTCTTTTTTAACATCATTTGATTTTATTAATACAAATAATTCTTATAATAGACGTAAAAAAGAAACTACTCTTATTCCTGGTGAAACTTATGCTTTTTATATTCATTTTATAAATAAATATGGAGAAGTTTCAAGAGGATATAAACTTCCTAATAATGGTCGAGGTAATTTTAATTTAATTATTAATAAGAACGGTGATGCTTTATTTAAAGTTCCTTATATTGAATTAAGCAATTTTAAAGATAATATTGTTAAACCAAGAATTACTCTTCAAATTGATTTTGGAAATACTTATATTCCAAATGAATATGTAGGATATTTTCTTACCTATGAACAATTTGAAAGTACTTGTAAAACTACTGGAGTTCTTACTAAATTTGATTTTTACAATAAAGAACAAAAAGCTACTAAATCTGCTGATGGAGTTAGTAAAACTATTCTTAGAAATGAAAACTATAATGCTTTTGATTCAGATAATTTAACTACTGTTAAATTTTATAGTAGTGAATTTGATATTGCTGATAATCTTGAACTTAAATATAATAAAATTAGACTTGAGAAAAAGAATTGTTTTGATGTTCAAGATTGGGTTTACGGAGATATTGATATAACAATACAAGATGCTTTTATTATTAATCCTGCTGTGACAAATGCTAAATTTGCTTATAATCTTAATATTCCAGAAAAAGGAGGTACTTCTTTAACAACTGAAATTCCTATTAGTAAATATAATATTAAAGTTGCTGGAGATGCTACTGAAGGTCAAAATGGTTTAGGAACTTGTCTTGAAATTACATTACCAACTTCTACCATTAAAGAACTTTTTCCTAATGGAGAATATACTATTTATAAGGCAAGTCTTTTAAATGATACAACTGACCTTTATGTTAATGAAAATAAAAATCTTATTAAATTTACTAATATTGAATATTTTGCTGAAGGTAAAACTAAAGAATTTAAAGAAGGTCTTAATGGACATTCAACATATAATGATTTTCTAATTTATAATTGGAATAAATTTATATTTGATTCTGGTAAAAATATAATACTTAATTATTCATATAATGCTTATTATCCTACTTGGGTTTTTGGAAGTAATTCTCAATTGGATGATAATCTTGTTAAATATTCTCATCCTGTTGCTTATCTTCAGCTTGCTGTTTATAAAGATAAAATGCTTGAAGCTAAATCTTTTAAAAATCCTCCTAAAGCTTGTGTTACGCAACTTAGTGAAGCAAGTGAAAGTGAACAAAATCAAACTTTTGTCTTTGGTAATGGTTGTATTGTAGAACCTTCTGATACCGTTGATTTATTTAAAGAAAAATATTATACTCAAGATGTAAGTAATCCTAAAACTTACACTAATTATGATAAAAATATTTCTTATCTTAATACTTATAATAAACGAGTTTATAGAAGTAATGTTATTAAAGATGAAAGCAATGAAAATGCTTGGAGAACTTTCCCTTTAGAAGGATATAAAGATATTACTGAGAATAAAGGAAACATTACTAACCTTCTTGCAATGGGTACTACTCTTCTTGTTCATACCGAACATTCTTTATTTATGTTTAACAGAGATAATACTATGAAAACACAAGATAAAGATGTTCAACTTGCGATGCCTGATATATTTGATGTTGATTATAAAGAAGTATTTACTTCTGCGTTAGGTATTTGCGGATTACAAGATGATAGAGCTTGGGTTGCTGATGATTTTGGTTATATTTTTTATGACAATGATGCTCATAGATTGTATCAATTTGGTCAAGGAAAAATTAATAATCTTGATAATGATATTATTCAATGGATTGATAAATATAAACCAAATCGAGTTAGATTTGCCAATGATAAAATAAGTAATAGACTTCTTATTAGATTTGATTATCAAGATATTACTAAACAAGATAGTAAAGTTATAAGTTTTAATTATAAAATTGGTAATTATATTTCTTTCCATGATTATATCTTTGAAGAAGGTGTTAATACAAAAAATAAACTATACTTCTTTACAGGCAGGAAAGATAATCAACTTGAAGCTGTTTTTAATATTGATTATTCTAATCTTACTAATACTTCTTATAACAATTTTGAAAATTATACTAAACAACTAGTTAACGATTCGCAAATTGATATACTTATTTTAGGAGCTTATATAACAGATAAAGGTAGTTTTAGTCTTTATGAAGTAGTTAAATATCTCGAATATATTACTTATAAACTTTATAAAATAGATAAATCTAAAGAAGATTATGTTCAACTGCCCGTAGAGGGATTGAGACTTCCTTATTCTGGTGATACATTAAGAGTATTTAATTATAACGTTGATACTGGTATTCTTGATATAAAGATTGATACTGAAAAAGCTAAAAATCCTTTTGGCAATTATAAAAAACCTTATTGGGATTTAGATAATTGGAATTTTAGTTATCTTAGAAATAAAGCTTCTCAACACGATGGAAAACAAGTTTATGGAGATTTGATGTCTCGACTTTATGGAAATTATTTTGTTGCTTCATTTACTTTTAGTGATTCTGAAAGACGTGTTGAGTTTGAAGATTTAAAATATAACGTAACTAAAGATAAAAAGTTATGAAAAGAAAAAAGTGTGCTTTAGGAGCAATGGCTATTGCTGGTATTATTAGCGCTTTAGCTTCTGCTGTTGGAACAGGTGTTAGTATTTATTCTAATAAGAAAAATGCTGAACGCCAAATAGCAAATCAAAATGAAGCTCAAAATCAACAAAACGCTATTCAGCAACAACAAAATATTCAAACTAATCTTAGTAATAGAGATTATATTGCTGATTATCAAAATAAAGTTACTATTCCTACTCAAAATACTTCTCAAATGCGTTATGGTGGTATTAGTGCTAAAAGAGATGCTAATAGAGAATATTTTGACCGAATCCAAATGTATAAACTTGGCGGTTGTTTGATGCGTTAATTTTAATTTGTTGGTGGTTTATTTAGGCTCTGAACAAGTTTTATATTGTAAATGATGACTTACTTATATTCAATACAAAATGCTTTTACAGAGCCTAAAAATCAAGTAAAATTTATAAAAATTATTAATTTTAATGCCTAAAGTTAAAAGAACAAATATACCTAATGTTATATCCGGTGGTATAGCCACTCCATTAGGAAACAATCTGTATTTAATGATTGGTAGAACTCATGAACAAGGTGGTATTGATATTGGTAATGCTAAAAACGGTCTTGAAGTTGAAAATGGTGAAGTTCTTAAAACTAATAAAAATAATGTAAAAGTATTTAGTGCTAAACCTATTCTTAATGGAAATAGTCCTGCTGAGTTAGTTATTAAAGGACTTAATCCTGAAAATGTATTTAATGCTCAAGAAAGATTTAAAGATAGAAATCATTTCAAAGATGATGGAACTAAAGCTCGATTTGGACGTTTTAGTAGAGTTAAAGAAAACGATAGTCCTACAAAAGAAATTAGTGGTGGATATGAGGATTATGTTAATAAAACTATAACAAAACATTATAAAGACCGTCCTAGTACTGCTAAATATTATATTCCTTATCTTTATGATAAAGAAATTAAAGTAAATGGTGCTGGAAGAATGTCTTCTAACATGCTTGATTCTATTGCAGTAAATGCTAATAAAGCTAAAATTCCTTTTAATGAAGCATTAGGACTCGCAGTTCAAGAAACTCATGGTGGTGCTATGCCAACCATTGCCGTTCCTGCTGGTATGGATAAAGATAAAGTTCGAGCTCATTTTAATATGTCTTATGCTAGAAATTACGGAGGTATTCCTGCTGAATTTCTTATTAATGACTATGAATATTACAAACAAGGATATAAAGGAACTAAGTATAATGATTTAAGTAATATTGAATCTCCTCTTCAACATGGTTTTACAATGTATAAGAAAGGTCTTTATAATCCTGGTGATAAAAATCATAAAAATGATGTTAAAGCTGCTGGAGATAAAGCTATCTCTAGTCCTGATGTTCAGAAATGGATTAAAGAAAATGGTCAAAAATATAATATTAAACGTATGGGTGGCCTTAGTAGAAAACAAGATTATGGTTCTAAAAAGAAACCTTATCCTAATGTAAATTCTTCTGATTTTGCTGGAGGTAATAGAAGTTATCCTATTCCTACAAAAGCAGATGCTATTGATGCTTTAAGACTTGCAGGACTTCATGGAAGAAGCGATGTTAAATCTAAAATTTATGCCAAATATCCAAGTCTTAGAAAAGCTGAATTAGGAACTAATATTGAAGATATGCAACTTGAAAATCTTAATCTTCAACCAGCTATTGTAACTGCATTATCTCCTAATACTATTGCTGCTATGAACTATACTGCTAATCTTATGAAAGATATTAAAGAAGAAAGAAGAAATAATACTAAGAAAAAAGAAACTAAAGAGCAAATAATTAAATTTGATACTTCTGTTCCTAAATTGACTAATTTTAGAAGAAAAGCTCCTTTTGGTACAAAATATCCTTATGGAAAAGATATGTTAATTAGTGTTAATAAAAGTGACTTAAATCCTGAAAATCCTAATTATAATAAATATACTATTGATGATAAAGGAAATAGAAAAGTTTACCCTAATCAAGTTGATATTAAACCTCTTCAAGTAATTAACGGCCAACTTGTTCCAACTGATAGAAGTCTTCCTAATTTACAAAAACTACCTACTGATGTTTTAACAACTCAATCTTCTATTGTTGGAGGAAACACAATTAAACCAACTCTTCCTATTGGTTCTCTTGTTGAAAATTATAAGCCTGTTGATAATGGTTTAATTCCTAAACTTAAACATTTAGAGAATCCGGATACTTATTCTGATACTGGTTTGATTAGAAGAAATCTTAATATTGAAAATATTCCTAAATTAGATTCTTTGCCAAGTGGAAATCTTATAATGCCTAAATCTCAAGATAAAATTATAGGATTTAATGGTTATACTGTTGGAGATGCAGCACAAGATGCTGTAAATCTTAGTAAGGTTAAAGCAACCAATCCCTTTACGGGCAGACAGCCTAAAACTGCTTCTGGTTCTGGTTGGTCTATCGGTTCTGATTTAATTAGAGGTGCTGCTGATTTAGCTGGTTCTATTGCTTCTTATAAAATTAATAAGGATATGATTAATAAAATGAAAGTTAATAATTATACTCCTTATCAAAGATATAAACTTAAAACTAATTATAATATTAATCCTCAACTTGATTCTACTCGTGAGCAAGTTAATGCTATGATTGACGAAAGTAAACATAATACTGCAAGTTCTCGAACTGATTTAGCAAGACGTCAGCAATATAGAAATCTTGGTGTAAGAAATACTAATGAACTTTATGGACAAAAAGAGAATGTTGAAACTCAATTAATTAATCAAGATATTCTTAATGCTCAAAGAACTTCTCAGCAAAATACTCAACTTGTTAATGATTATCTTAGACGTAAAACTGAGATGGATAATAAAGTTGCAGAACTTAATGCTGAAAATACAGTTAGTCTTGTACAAAATGCTGCTGGAGTTATTGGAGATTATTATGATAGACGAGAAACAAGGAATAGAGAAGCTCTTGATAGGGCAGTAATTGCTGCTTCTAATCCTAATGCGATTTCTTATATGGATAATGAACTTCCTAAACTTGCAAGACAATTTGGTTATCGTCCTTTAAGTTTTAATTTTGGTAGATTTAGAAAGAATAAATAATATGCTTACATATAAACTTCAAAATAGACCTATTCAACCAAGTTATACTCTTGATGTTATGGCAAAAGGGTATTCGACTATGGAACAAGGTCATCAGCAGGCTATTGATACTGCAAGTAAACTTAAAACTGCTGTTGCTAATCTTCCAATGAATGCTGCTGAAGATGGATATAAACAAGCTCTTCTTAATAGTATTAATAAGACTATTGAAGATAATACTTTATATGGTAATTCTTATGCAGCTCTTGATGATATAGTTAAACAATCTGGAGATATTAGTTCAAATCCTGGTGTTCTTGGGAGAATTAAAGCTCAACAAGAATATTCCACTTATAATGCTAAAGTTGATGCTAGAAACGATATTTCTGATGATGTTAAAAGATATAGTAAAGCTATGAACCCATATTATTATCAAGATAAACTTGATGATAAAGGGAATGTAATTGGAGGTAGTGAATGGAAACCTACTTTTACTCCTGTTAAATCTTATGATTTAAATGATATATTTGCAAGAGCTTTACAATATATAAAACCCGACCAAGGTAGTTATGAAAAAACTCAGTTTATTGATGCTAATGGTAATGTTACTTCTAAATATACTCCTGGTGGTTCAGTAGCAAGATATAATACTCTTACTCAATCTTGGGAAAAACTTTCTGAAGATAAAATTAGAACTGCTGTTAATGCAGTTATGAATGCTAATCCTGCTATTGCTGCCAGTCTTCATCAAGATTATGATGTTGAAAAATGGAAATATGATAATAAAGAAGCTACTTCTGGTTATCTTAATCAAGATGGAAGTCAAAAAACATTTGACCAATATCTTGAAGATAAAATAGCTCCTTTTGCAAGAGCTGCTGCTTATAATAAAATTGTTTCTAAAAATAATTATAATGATGCCATTCTTAACAAAATAATGGCTTCTAATATAGAAAAACAACAAACTGCTGCTTCTGGTGGTGGAACCGGTACTATGAGTCTTATTCAAGCAATTCAAAACGCCCCTGAATATCAAGGAGGAAACATAGTTCTTGAAGATACTTCTCGTCCAGATAATATAGTTAAAAGTTCTCAATTAGATGCTATTGTTAAAGATGCTCTTACAGAAGCTACTGGTGATGCTTCTTTTGCTGATGGAAAATACAATGGCAAAAATATAGATGAGGCTCTTAAATATCTTCAAAGCCAACCAGAATCTAAAGAAAGAAATCGTGCTATTGGCAAACTTAATCAAGCAAAAATGGATTTTGCTGATGTTATAAAAACCCAAGAAATAATTTCTGATAATATTAATGATGAAGATACTGAAGCAATTCTTAAAGTTTATGATGCTATTAAGAATAATTTACCTTTAGATGAATCTGTTTATGGAGATAGTGAAAAAGCTAAAGCTATTGCTGATAAACAAAATGCTATTTATGCAAATGCTTTTGGTAATCATAAGAATCTTGCATTTGGGACTAAAAAAGAAGCTGAATTTAATGCTGTTGTAAATATTCTTAGTAAAGGAGAAGGCGAAAAAGCTCTTGAAAGACAAGGATATGAAATTACTGCTGATAAAAATGGAAGAAAATATATTAATGTTCCTGCTGATAAAAAATATAAATCAAGAGAACTTTTTAGTGCTGTTAAAGAAGTTCAAGGAACTAATTGGTTTGGTAATTTATTAGGGATTTCAAGAAAAAATAATATTTATTGGAATGATGATGGAAATTATGAACTTGCTGGTCAACGAGACCCTATTAATGGAAATTTTATAAGTATTACTCCTCAAGATATAGCAAAAGATACCAATCTTAATATTGCTGAAAAGAAAATTACTCCTTATATTCAAAAAGATAATTTTATTTATCCTACTAAAAATATTAAAGGTGGTACAAGTTTTCAAGTTAGTGGATACGCTACTGAAAGAGCAGCTATTGATGCTGGTGATACAAAAGCTCTTACTTTTGCAAATAAAGTTATAAAATCTGAAGATGAAAGAATTTTTGGAGCTTTAAGAGATATTGGTTTAACTAATACTAATGTTGAAATTTTTGATTCTGAACAAAATAAATTTGTTAAACCTTCTCGTAAAGAACTTAAAACAATTCAAGATTTTATTCAAACATATAATGGCAATGATTCTAATAAAACATTTGAAGCTAATACTCAATATGCCGCTGGTAAATATAATCATCTTTATACCATAACCGAGAAAAATAAAGATAAAGTTACTTCTTATAGGTTTACTATTAGAGGTGGAGAAGATGACCCTGTTTATAAAACTCTTAATAATAGTTATTCTTCTATTGCTGAAAATGAACTTATTATGGCCAATAATAATGGTGAAAAAGCTTTAAGTATTGGTTATATGTTTAATTATGACAATAGCGGCGACCAAAACTTTATGCTTGTTCCTAATCAAAATAATACATTTAGTATTATTGATGGAAATAATCAAAAATATGGTGATATAAGTATGGAAAACGCTATTGCTTTAAGAGCCACTTATAATCAACTTAAAGATTCAAGAGATGCTTCACAAACTGTTGGATTAAATGCTATTCAAGATTATATTGCTAAAAATATTATTATTTTTGGAGGGGTTAAAAATATTGATGATATTGTTGCTGAAGCAATATCTATTAATGGAAATATTCCTACTGATGAAAATGTTAATCAAATAAAAGAATTATTTGGAATTAAATAACTATGCCGATTTCATTTGATAAACTTAAAAATAATAGCAGTAACGATACTGTTAATGGTATTGATAAGGAGGAGCTTTTAGCTTCTCCTTTAACTGCTACTAATGATGAACAAATAAGTCATATAACTACTGCTCCAAAAATTGCAGGTGCTGCTGCTGAAACAAACGCTGATTTCAGAATGTCTGAAAAAGATTATGATAAATATACTAAATATGGAGCAATTCCTGGCATTGGAGTTACTGAAGAAGATTTAAATAGAGAACGTGCTGAAAATCAAAGTGCTCTTGAACAATTTGGTAGATTTGCTGGTCAACTTGCTGTTTCTGAAATTCTTTTAGGAACTATTAGAGGATTTAGTGATTTATTTGATTCTGCTGTTAATTGGGCTGGATTTAGTAAGGATAATGATTTTACAAATCCTTTCTCAGAACTTCTTGCAAATGCTCAAGATACTGTTAGAGAAGATTGGGAAATTTATAGAAAAGACCCTAATAAAAATTTTGCTTTTAACGATTTTGGTTGGTATATGAATGGACTTGTATCTATGGGTTCTACTCTTAGTTTGCTTATACCTTCTACCGGAATTGCTAAAGGAATTTCTTGGTTAGGAAAACTTACTAAACTTAATAAAGTAGGAAATACACTTGCTAAAGGTGCTGCTAAAGGACTTAAAACTATTGGCGCAACAGATAAAGTTGCTAGAACTGCTGTTAAAATTAAACAAGGAGCTGAAATTGGAGGCACAGCTCTTATGAGTCGTATTGGAGAAAATTATATTGAAGCTCGTGATGTTTATACTTCTGTATTAGATAGTATGAATAAAGAACTATCTAATATGTCTGATGATGATTATAGAACTTTTATTAAAAATAATCCTCAATTTGCAGATTTATCTAAAAGTGATATTGCTAAAAAGATTGCTTCTGAAGCAGGTCATAATACTTATGTTAATGATATGTATTTGCTTGCTATGGATATTCCTCAATTTAAAGCAATTTCCAATATTTGGAAAGGTGTAGAAAATAAAGCTCTTACAGGTGCTGTTAGAAAAGCTCAAGCAGAATCTATTACTAATCTTGCCAAAAAAGCTGGAGTAGTTATTGATGAAAAGGCTGTTAAAAAAGGGCTTAAAGATAAATTCATAAAAGGACTTGTAGCAGACCTTAAAAATCCTTTAAATTCTTGGCGTGTACTTGAACTTGGTGAAGGTGTTGAAGAAGGTTGGCAAGGTATTCAACAACAACGTGGAGAAGAACTTGTTAATATTTATACTGACCCTAATTATACTGCTAAAACTGCTGCTGATTATTTAACTGATGGCAGTATTTGGGACCAAGCTTTCTGGGGAGTTATTGGAGGAGTTGGATTTAAAATTGCTGGAGGAGGTTTAGGTAAAGTTTATAATCATCTTGAAAATAACTATAAAAAGAAAAAAGGTAAAATAACTCAAGAACAATATGATGCTCTTGAACTTGGTGAAAACGTTGCTCGTGTTAATGATATTAATAATCGTTTTACTTTAATGGATAATTATATCCAACAAATGAGGCAAATTCAAGAGCATAAAAATCCTTTTGAAACTAAAGAAGGCTCTAAAGAACTTGCTGATACTATTAGTGAAGAACAAGAGGAAAGACTTAAAAAGCAAGCTACTGATGCTTTTGTTACTGAAATAGCAATTAATGCTGCTGAAAATGGTAATTATGATTTACTTAAAGAATTTGTTTCAAGTAAAGAATTTAATAAATATTATGAACAAGAAGGTATTCAAATAGATACTCAACTTGAACAAAGTCTTATTGAAACAATGGATAAAGTTGTTGAAAGATATAATCAAAATCTTTTTGATTTTATCGACAATACTGATATAGCAAATAACGATATTGCAAGAATTGCTGCTAAAAGTCTTACAAGACTTCAAAATAAAGTTGATAGAATTAGAAAAGAAAAGGCTCAACTTGATGCAGATTCTGATATTAACTTTGAAACTGAATTGTTAGAACAAAGTCTAAATGATATAGTTAATGAAAATCTTACTGCTATCGATAGACAAATTGCTGATTTAAATTCTAAACGAGGTAAAATTGATGCTAATGGAAGAGCTTTATCTGAAGCTGGTTATCAATCAAGACTTAAAGAATTGAATGAAGCAAAAGAAGGTATTCTTAATCTTGCTGCTCAAACTTCTGGAGATTTCCAAAATTATATTAAAGGAACAGGAATCAAAGTTAATCAAGAAACTCTTGATGAAATTCAAACTAAATTTGAAGAACTTTGCAAACCTAAAACTTTTGAAGCAAATACTTATACTAATGAACAACTTAGAAAAGCTTTTGCTCGTGCCAATCTTTATGTTGAAGATGCTATGTATTCTTCTTGGATACCTAAAGGCAAAAAAGAATTACAAAAGTATTTTGAAGATGTAGAAAGTCAAGTTGTTACTAATGCTGCTTCTCGTTATGGAGATTCTTTAAATAGAGTTATTGAATATATTAATAGAGCTGAAAATACTCAAGAAGCTATTGATAATCTTCTTAATGATAGAAATATTTCTAAAAGACTTCATAATGATATGCTTACTCTTAAAGTTGGTGCTAATGGTAGAGAAACAGTTAATAGTTTCTTTAATATGGCAGTTCAAGCTAAACTTGATAGGCAAGCACAAAATGAAGCTAATGAAAATAGAGTAGAAAATGATGGGATAGAAACCAATTCCTCTACGGGGAGTTCAACTGAATCCGTTCCTACTGCTCCAGTTACTTCTGAAGAAACTAAAACTCCTCTAGGAGAAGTTAATGTTCCAGAGCAGACTCCTACTCAACTGCCTGTAAAAGAGGAACAATCTGATGAAGTTATTGAAGCACCTTTAGAAAATACTGAATATGTTTCTGAAGAAAATCAAGTTACCCAAGAGCCTGCTCCAGAACCAATTGTTACTGAAGATGAAACAGACAATACTCCTACTTCTGATGAAAAGAAAGCTCTTGATGAAGAAGCAGAAATGTTTGGTAATACAAGACTTGATATAAAAGAAGCTGCTTATCAAAGTTCTTTTAATACTCTTCTTAAGCATCAAGAACTATATGAAAATCTTTTAAATCATCCTAATGATGATGTAGCTCGTCAAAGCTTTCTTGATGTTATTATTTCTGATTTAGTTAGTCAAGGGTATGATAAAGCAGAAGCAGAAAAAGAAGCTCCTATTGCTCTTTCAAGAACAATGTACTACATTCAACAAAGAGCAGAAGCTGTTGGAACTAAAGCTGCTAATGAAAAAATTCCTGCTTTAAAACAAATAATTGCTAATCTTGAAACTATTATTCATCAAGGAAATCTTAATGTTTCTTCTAATAGAAGTTTTAGTAAATTTGATGAAATTAGTAGTGAAGATGAAATTAAAACTTTAATTGAAAATACTTTTAAAGAATATCTTGGCATTGTTGGTAGAAATCATATTGTTAAAAATGGTAAAGAACTTACTGTTATTGACATAAAAGATGTTATTAATTATTTTTATCAACAAATGAGAAGAAATGAAGATGATGCTTCTAAACAAATTACTCTTAATGATTTTGTTACTCTTATTGAAGGTCTTAGAAAAATTGCTAAATTTGAATTTACAATAGGAAAAGTTGTTAAGACTAAAATTAATTTTGCACACACAGAATCTTTAGGATATAAGTTTAGAAATATATCGTATCTTGAAAATAATACTTCTAAAATACTTGATGATTTATATAATGCTGCAACTTCTGTTGAAATTTCTGAAAATAGTTTGCATATCCAAGTAGGACAAAATGCAAAAAAGACTCCTACTACAATTAGAAAATCTATTGGACAAAAAGTTTTTGTTAAGAAAACAGAACGTTGGGTTGGTGCTAAAAAAGACCCTGCATCTCTTAGTTTTGTAGATGAAAACGGAGATGAAATTGGATTTATAGATACTGTTAATAGAAGTGCTGATGGAAATACTTATCGTAGAAAAGGTGATTATGGTTTCAGACCAGAAGTAACTAAAACTGAAAAAGGTATTGAAAGTAATATTGATGGTCTAATTTATGAACTTATTCAAAGAAATAATCTTGATTATCAAAAGCTTTTTGATTTTATTGCTAATCCAAATACTTATCTTCAAGGAGATGTACTTTATAACTATTGTTTAGAACTTCTTAATAGTTCAATTATTAAACCTTTTATTGATGATGGAACTTTTGGAGTTTTAGATATTAATACTAAAGACAAATCTCCTCAAGGAAAAAATAAACTTATAGATATAGTTAAGAAAAGAATTGTTTCTCCTCTTAATGGTATACTTTTTTATAATTATAGGAGTCAAAATAATAAAGTTTCTTTAGATAAAGATTCTTTATATCTTTCTTATTATGATTATATACAATCTGTTTGGAATAATTATAATAGAACTTATGATTTACAAACTCAATTAGAAGATACCGGAACAGTTGATTATGAAATTACTCTTCAATCACTTGATAGTTCTAATTTAGAATGGCTTTATGATTCTGATAAACATAACAATATTGGTGATTTAGGATTAGGAAAAGCTGTTAAAGAAAAATCTTTAGATGGTAAAACCAGACATCCTGTTATTTTATTTACTAATGTTAATGAAGGTATTGATGAAAACGGAAATCCTTATAATAATCCTGCTACATTTATGCCTGGTAGTTATGGAATGGTTCTTGAAAATAAAAATGGAAGTCCTATTATTGCTTTATTTAATGGAACTAATAAAGTTGCTGTATCGCCTAAACTTTATAAAGGTGTTCAAACTGAACTCGCTAATATAATTAATAATTATTTTGCTAAGAAAAATAAATCAGCTGTTGATTTCGATAATCTTTATAATCAATTAAGTTCTATTTTTAGTTATGGAAGTAATTCTATATTTAAAGGGATTGTAGTTAGTAAAGACTCCACGGGCGTTCATTTGCTTAGGCAATATAAAGATAATAACGGTGTAATTAAATATGAACGCATTATTACTTTCAAGAAATTTGCTGATGTTACTTATGATTCTAAAAGAAAAGAACTTGTTGATAGTCAAGGTAAAGTAGTTCTTCCTCAAGATGAAGCTTCTCATTATACTAATCAAATTGTATTTTATGGAGATAAGAAAAAGATTACTGCTCATAATAAAGCAGAATCTATTGGTACTGGTTTAAAACTTGTTGAAAATATCATAGAAGATAATCTTGAATTTAATATGGCTAATTTTGCTTTTAAAGATATTGGTACAAATAAGCAACTTAGCCCTTATGTTACAAGAAATGCTAATGGCAGTATTCAAATTAATATAGGTGGATTTAATCAACTTTATGAATCTTATTCTGATTTTCTTGTTAGTAATAACGCTGTTACTACAACTCATATGAGAAGAGGTTCTCAAGGTACAGTTGCTAAGCCTTACGATTTTAATTCACTATTTGTTAAACTTGAAAGAGTTACTGCCCCTAAAATTGATGAAAGTCATCTTCAACAAGATAAAACTACTTCTGAAAAAATTGCAGAAATTAAACAAAAGAAATCAATTACTTCCAATGAACTTCTTGATACTTTTAAAAATGAACTTGAATCTGTTGGACTTGATTTAGATAAAATTAGAAAACTTAATCAAAAATTTGCTGATGCTCGTTTTGATGGAGGTTTTATTCCAAACGAAGTTTTAATTAAGCCAAGAAGTACTGTTTATGGTGGATATATTACTACTGGTAAAAAAGAAGAAAAAGGAAAGATTTTTATTGGTAAACCTGGTTTAGAACAAATTCAAAATAAACCTAAAAATCTTCTTCGTGAACTTATTCACGAACAAATGCATAGGGTTACTGATAAAACTGATTTCTTTAAAGATAAAGGAAAAGTTATTGCTTTGGTTAATACTTTTAACGAATTTAAAAAATCTCTTGAAACTTATAATGGAGCCGATGCTAAAATATTAAGAGATTTTGCTGATAATTTTAGTAAAACTTATACTACTGACATTAAAATTGCTAAAGAATGGATTTCTGAAGTATTTAGTCAAAGTGCTCTTATGCAATATCTTAATACTGTTCCTGTTAATCAAGAAACTGCTATTGAACATAAAGAAGAACATAAATCTCTTCTTCAAAAAATTATTGATGCAATTCTTGATATATTTGGTATTGATAAATCAAAAAATAATACTATATTTACAGAAATATATGATATTCTTGGAGATGCTACTGGAAGTACTCTTGACTTTACAAGTGGTGTTCAACAAGAAGAAGATTCTGCAAGTCTGCCTGTAGAGGAATTGGCAGAAGAATCTACTGATACTACAAGACAAGATAATGAAATTAAAGAAGAACCTGCTCCTGTTCAAGATAATACTGAAAAAGAAAAAGAAGAAGAATCTGATATAGATGATTTTCTTTCTGGTTTTACTGATGAAGAATTAATTTCTGATAATGAAACTACTAGTGACGAAACAGATGATTCTGATATAACTTCTAATCCTTTTAATATTAAAGATGATGAAGATTTTTCTATGTTTGATGAACTCGCTGATTCAAATGATATTGCTGCTGAAGTTTATGCTGCTAATCCAAATGTTAGCTTAAATGGTATTTCTCGCATATCAACAATGAATGATTATGTGAATAGATTCGAGGTTGATGATAGGCATTTAATTCAGTCACAAATTGAATCTAATGAACTAAATTTCCGTTGTCGATAGATTACTCATATTTAGGAAATATTGCAGATAGAGAGCCTTATTTTGGTTCAAAATCTGCAATATTTTTTAATTTTCAAAGTCCATATTAATTGAGATTTTATTGGTGAAACTTAAAATTCATTTATTATGCCAACTTGTTCAATTTTTTCATTTACAATTAATGGTGATAAGTCAGGCAGGATTGCTAGACTTATTAATAACACTGAAGGTCTCAGTGCTAAAGACAAACAAGTACTTGCTGGAAGTATTAATGAAGATGGTACTTCTGGTGCTTTTGTTGAATGGCTCGTTGCTAATGATGAAAATTTAGCAGCGGGCTTTAATATTTTTACTGATAAGTATGATGGAAATCGACTTAAAAGTAAATTTAAAACTTATATTCAAATTACACATCCAAGTGTAAGTCGAATGTCATCAAGTACTCAACTTGATACTAAAAATGGTTTTCTTACTACTGTTGCTAAAAAAGAAGCTCTTCAACATACTGCTGATGTTTTAAGAGAAAAATACATTACTAATCTTACTCAACAAAGCAAAAAGCAAACTCTTAAAGAAGCATATGAAGATGCTATTGCTGAAATGAGAAAAGAAGCTCGTAACCAAGCTAAAATTATTTATGAGCAAACTGATGTTGAGAATAAAGACCTTAAAGCAAGAATTAAACTTGCTAAAGATTTAGAAGAACAATATAAATCTAAAAAGTCAGAACTTGCTCCCAAAGTTGAAAAACTTAATTCTCTTATAAATAATTATCTTGAAAATAAAGATAAACTTGCTACTATTAAAGATGAAAATACTAAAATTAAATTCAAGAATGCTCTTGAAGTTCATAAAAATCAAATTAGAGAACTTAAATCAGAAATAGCTCCTATTGATACCGAAGTTAAATCTATAAGAGGACAATGGTTTGATTCTCTTTATAATCTTCTTGAGTTCGGCAATGAACAACAACATAATTTTCTCGCATTAATTAATAATATTAATTCTACTACTTGGCTTAATGATGCCATTTTAAGTTCTGGTGTTTATGAGCTTAAACAGATATTTGATAAAGAATTTGGTCAACTTGCTAAATCTGATGCTGAAATTATTACAGAATCTAATAATCTTGATGAAGAACTTAATTTTGAAGATGAAGATTCTATTGATAATATGGCTAAAGAATGGGAACATTCTCAACCGAGTAATTGGACTAAACAATTTAATAGCGGAATAAAAATGTATCTTGGTTCTTTTTATCAACTTGAAGAACCAATTAAAGATGGTCAAGAGCCTATGTATTCTTATAGCACTGCTCTTGGAACTAAAATTTCTATTTCTTATCAAACTGTTATTAATCAATTACTTGCTCATGCAAGTTTCGGTTCTGTTTATGATTTTATTCAAAGTGTAGAAAGACTTTCTCAAACTAATCCAAGTCTTTATGGTCTTAGCCAAATGGTTACTAATATGAAAGAAGATATTACTTTTGCAAGACTTATTTTTACAGAACTTAAACAGCCAGTTATTAATAAATGTATTGCTTATGTTGCAGAACAGAATAGATTTGACCAAAATAATAAAGATAATGATGCTTCTGTTAATCTTTATTTTAATTTAAGAAATAATTTTCTTTCAACTTATGTTGATTCATATAGTCCTTATGATGGAGATAATATTACTAAACTTGCTTCTTTAGCTAAAGATTTATCTAATAAGCCAGAACTTGTTCTTGAAAAGGCTTGGAGCAATAATAAATTTATTCTTCCTATTGCTGATTATCTTACTAAATTCTTTCCTGGAATAGATATTAAATCTATTAAGAGAAGTCTTTATAATATGTCATTAACAGATAGAGTTAAAAAAGTTAGTGAGATACTTAATGCAATATCTAAATTTAATACTGGCGTAACTACTACTTTTGAAAGTAAACAAAAAGAAAATGCAAGATTTGCTTCAGAAATGAGTAAATATAATAAACTTATTGAAGAACTTGCAGATTCTGGTATTCATATTGAAAAACCGGTTTATAATAATAATAATATAACAACTACTGCTGCTGAAGGTGGTTTGTTTGATATTACAAAAGCAATTAAAGATTTAATTCCTAATACTGCTAATCTTAATGCTCAAAATGCTAAAGGCAATTCAAGTAGTAATCTTCTTAGAAATAATTGGCTTACTAATTTTATTGAGCAAATTAGATATACCGAAATAGATAAAAACGGTTATCTTAGCAATAAAGGAATTGAACTTTTAAAACAATATATTACTAAAGATGCTGATGCTAGTGGAAATCCAAAATATTATAGATATAGTAATATTCTTTTTGGAATTAATAATGGTAGTAAACAAATAGTTAAAGGTTTATTTACTAAAGATAGAGCTGGCATTAAAGCCAATATGGACGTAATTAACGCTTTTGATATAGCTTTATTTGATGGTGTTAGAAGTGTTGCTGAACAAGATGGAACTGTTTATCAACAAATGACCAAACCTGATTATTTCCTTGCTAATATGTATGCTTTTAAAGCTGCTGTTAACTATAAAAATAATAGTAGCCCAGAAGTATTAAGAGATTCTAATAGTAAACAAAATAATTTTACTAATATATTTATGAGGATTCCATCTGATGCTTCTAATATATTTACAATTCAGATGCCAATTATTCCTACAAATGATATTTTTATTACTGATGAAGCAGGACTCAATTCTGATATTTTTAATAAATATTTAGCTAATCTTAATGATAAAATCACTCAAGGCTTTGTTAAAGATAAACTCCTTAATAAAATTTCTAAAACTGAACTGTTAACTAAAGATAATGCTAAACAATTCTTAGATATTCTTAGAAATAGTGGAATTAAAGAAGAGTTTCATTTTCCTTTTAGTAAAGCAATTAAAGATGGAAAAGATTATTATCTTCCTTTTGGAATTGATATGGGAGAAACTCAAGATAGAGTTGTTATCTATCTTAAAGCAAAAAAGGTCGGAGATGCTACTGGAAGAACAAGAAATATCTTTAGAGAAGCTACAATTAATTCTATAACTTCTGACAATAAAGTTAATCCTTTAGATATTATTCTTAACTATCTTATTAAACAACCAGAATCTCATACTCTTTTACAGGCAGAATTTCCTAATCGTACAACTTATAATCTTAATTCAGCTGTTCATCTTGGATTGCAAAATAATGTTCTTGGAGAACTTCAAAACTTTGTTACTCAAATAACAAATGTTTTTGATGATAAATTTAATCTTAAAACTGATACTAAAAATCTTTACGACACTTATCATCTTGGAAAAGATGGAAAACTTATTAAAAGGGTTGGCAATCATCTTGAATTAGCTGGTAGAGCATTTACTTTTGGAAAACTATTTAGCATTAATGGAGTTGATTATGGTCGTAGGATTATAGATGCATTATCCCTTTACGGGGAGGGTGCTAATGGACAAATCATAAGCAATCCTTTATTTATTGAAGATAATGGAACCCTTCGTATCAATCCTAATCATTCATTAGTTAGATTTGTTCAAACAAATAAAGATAACAAAACTTTAATATTTGATGAACAAAAAGTAAATGAAATCATTAATCCTATTATCCAAGAATGGGTAAGAGCTTACGATAATTATATTCAAAATCAATCTCAAGAATTTATTGATATTCTTCCTTCTGATATAAATCAAGATACTATTAAAGCTGCAATTTATAATATGACTCTTGACTATATGTCATTTGATGATATATTTGAAGGTTCTGATAAATTCTATAAAGATGCTCAAACTTTTCTTAAAAGAGCTAAAGAGACTCAAATGGGAGGTAAAGTTTTTAGTGCATTTGATTTTGGAAAAGAAATTGGAGGTGAAATTGTAGATGTTACTGATAGAAATGGTAATAAAGAAGAAATTCTTTTAACTAACGATAAAGGTGAAAAAGTTTCTATTGGTAGAAATCTTATGACTCCAAACGGTCTTATTAAGACTAATAAAACTTATGCTCAAAACGGATTTAGAGCTGTTACTATTTATAATACTATTAATTCTTATGATAAAGTTGAAGAACAAAGAAAACAAATTTATCGTGAAAGAATTAGAAGAAGTATTGCTAATAGAGTACAAGAACTTCATTTAAACAAAACCACTGAAGAAATTTATAATATGTCTGTTGAAGAATTTAATGAATATTATAAATCTCTTGATAGTCAATATATTAATGAAGCTAAAGCTCAAATTAAAAAAGAAGCAACTACTACTGCCGAATACATAACTAAAGGATATGAAGCTGCTGCAAAAGTAAATGATGCTCAATCTTTTATTACTCTTGATGAATTTATTCGTCGTAGATATTATGATGGAACTATCAATGACTACAAAGATTTGCTTTGGAAACTTCTTGATGAGAATTATGAATTAACTGGAGATGAACTTAAAGAAGTTGCTGCTCGTATTCAACCTCAAAAGAATGTTTATTATGATATTGCTTATGATTCTGTTAATAGAGTTTATTATCCAAGGCAAATAAAGAATGCTGAATTTATAATCATACCGAAATTGCTCCCTAAAGGCTCAGATTTGGCCTATATTTATCGTCTAATGACTGAAAACGACATAGCCCAATTAAATACTAAGGAGACATCAAAAGCTGCAAATAAAAACGTTTTAACGTTATGGGACAATAACGGAAAATTACAGCCAGATTCTTTTGTTGAAGCTATTAAAGATAATACTAATGTAGAAAACTATTATTATAGAAATCTTTATAAACAACAAGATGTTGTTGACCATATGGTTGATGAAGAGAATAAAGCTGGTATTCAAATTATGAAGAAAATTCAAGATAATCTTAATAGCGGTAATCCTGCTGTTAAGAAGTCTGTTGAAAATCTTCAAACTGCTTTTTCTGCTAATATCAAAAATAGCTTTAATCAACTTCTTTTTAATATAGGTCTTGAATTTGTTGATAATAAGATTCAAAATAGATTTTATAAAACTACTGATGAAAATGGTAATCCTCTTAGTCCTGCTCAAATAGAATTTAATAAATATAATATTAATTTTAAAGATTTTTATCGTAGAGCAAGAGTTGAAGCTGAACGTCTTGGAATGGATAGTAATTTTATGGAGTATATTACTCCTAATGAAGATGGTTCAGTTGATATGCCTAATTTTATGAATAATGTTGCAAGCAAACTTGAAAGTATTGCTCAAGCAATGTTTAATAAATCTATTACAAGGCAAACTCTTCCTGGTTGGCATGCCGCTCAAGTAACTGGAGTTGGTTATTCTGATAAACTTGAATATCGTCCTACCACTTATAATGAAGATGGAACTGTTAAAGAAACAGGTTATATGGAAGTTTATCTTCCACGTTGGAGCAAACTTATTCCTCAATGGACTAAAGATAATAAAGAAGGACTTTCTAAAGAAGAATTTGATAAACAACTTCTTGCTAAAATGGAATCAGAAGGTCTTGATATTCATATTGGTTATCGTATTCCAACTGAAGGTAAACAATCTGTTTCAGTTCTTAAAGTAAAAGGATTTGTTGATTCTGCTTATGGTTCTACTATAATTGTTGCTGATGAATGGGTTAGACAAACTGGTTCTGATTTTGATATTGATACTGTTTATGGTATTTCTTACGAAATGAATAAAGATTCAGAAGGAAATCTTCATAAAACAGAATATAAAGAACCGACTAATGAAGCAGAATGGGCTAAAAGATATGTTGCTTATATTAAAGATATTCTAAATAACACCAAATCCAATGAAGAAAATATTATTAAAGCTAAAGAAACTGCTAAAGGACAATTTCTTAATGATAAGGGAAAACCAAGTCTTTTAGTTCAGCTTAAAGCATTTAATAAACTTGCTATTGAAGTTCATCTTCCATCGTTTAAAGAATATCAAAATCTTCCTATTGAAGAAAGAATGACTGTTGCTGAAAGAAATAATTATATTCTTGACCAAATGGTTAACATCATGCAAGATGTTTCTTCTTATGAGGAAAATCAAGCTCGTTCTAATTTTGATGATATTACTGACGCTAAATCCGAACTTGAAGAAATTATTGGAGTTTCTGCAAAAGGATATTCTTCTTATAATCCTTTTGACCAATTTAGATTTATGCAAAATGCTATTGACGGAAAACAACTTAAAGCCGCATCTGTAAATAGAGATACTTTCAATTCTGTCAATAATATACTTAGAACTCAAATTAGAAGCGAAGTAGCTGTTGATTATAAACTTGGAGAAGATTATGATTTAGCTACTATTAAAGAAGCTTATGGCCGTAAAGTAGATATTATTACTAAAAATGGAAATACTTATGCAAGAGTTTATCATAATAAACTTGGACATTCATTAAATGATAGAAATGTTATTGGAAGATATGTAACAGTTTATTCTTCTGAAACAACAGCTCATATTCTTGATGCTATTAAGGAAGGTGCTATCTATAATGAAAGTATGTTTACTTTTAGTACATTTAAAACTCTTGTTGATTTAGGAATTGATTATAAAACAGCTATTGCATTTTTAATGCAACCTGCTATTACTGCTATTAATGTTGAAAATAATAAACTTTCAAGTCAGTTTGTTAAAAATTATGGTAATGCTATTGATTTAGGAATTAAATCTATTATTGCTAAATATAACGCAATTCCTTTACAGGGAGGGGAATCATTTACTACCATTATTAATACTTTATCTAAAGATTCTAAATTTGTACAAGCTTTTAATGAAGTTTTTGATACAAAAATTACTTTTGATAAAACAGGTAATAGTAATCTATTTAGATTTAAAGCTATTATTGAAAGAGAATCTCTTGTTGATAATCTTAAATCTCAACATAATACTTATAAAGATTTTGTTTATGATTTAGGAATGGCTTTAACATTTAGAAATTATTATTATCTTTCTCAAAGCATAGATGCTATTGCTAAATGTACAAGACCTGATTCTTATGGTGCAAGACAAACTATAAGAAGTACAAGAGCTATTCTTGAAGATATTGAAAATTATACAAACAATGATAAAAATCCTACTACTAATGAATTATTTGGTATAGACAATAATGGTAATGAAGTTCCTATTCTTCAATTACTTTATCCGGATTATAAATATACAGAAGATGGCATTAATCTTAATGCTGATAAATCTAGATATAAATATCTTGCTAATATTCTTAAATATTCTACTGCTACATCAGTAAGTGTAAATCAAAATTTATTTCTTACTGAAAGTAAAGAATTTAATGATATTACAAAGGATGTTCAACAAGAAATTGGAAGAGCTTTTACTGATGAACAATATAACATTTATAAACGTTATCTTGTTTCTACTATGTACGATAATATTCCTGCTTTAAGCACTCCTATTACTATTAACAAAAATGGTTTCTTTGTTCAAGATGAAACAAGAATTGCTGATGAAGCTAATAATAGTCTTGAATATTGGAATACTGAAAAAGGTAGAATTTATGGTTTTATCGAAAAAGAAAATGATAGAATTGAAGATACTATTGAAGTTCCAGAAGGTAAAGATAAAGAACTTTATCGTAACGAAATCATAAACCTCCCTGTAAAAGAGTTACTTGCTAATCATAGTGATTTTGTTAATAAATATAATAGACTTACTCCTGCTCAAAAAGTTCTATTTATTAAACGAATGTTTGGTTATGATGCCGGACTATTTGAAGTTATTAATGTTCAAAAATTTAATCAAACAGAAGTTAATAACAAAGGTTATTCAAAAAATAGAATAACTATTAAAACTGATAATTATAATATTGAAGACATATTTAAACTTTTCAATGAAGCATTCTTTAATAAAAATTATTTTGTTAGAATGGCTACTGCTGATTTAGTTAAATATGCTTTTATTGTTGAAGGATTCAATTTTACTTATAACGGTATTTCTAAAGTAATTCCTAATTCTATTCTTAAAGCAGATATAAATAATAATGGACTTGGACTTATGAGTTCTATTGTTGATGGAAAACAAAATCTTATTATGTCTGTTAATGATAGATTTAAAGATTTACTTAAATATGATGATAATTTTAGACAAAATTATGTTGATAAATTTATTCGTAGTCACTCTGATTTAGTAAGAACTTATAGATTTCCTAACCCTTCTACTGAAGGGCAAAATATGAATCTTGGAAATAAACTTAATAATTGTATTCTTTCTGATGATTCTATTTATATTCTTTTAACAGAAGCTTATCAAGACTTACTTGAACAAATTAGATTAACTGCTGATTCCACTGAAGGTTATGTTAGACTTCAATATTATACTGGAAAGAAACGTAATCATAATCTTTATAAAATAGTTCGTAACGATAGGTTACAAGGTATTTATCTTATTCCATTAAATGAGCTTGAAGCTAATGAAACTTCTAATTATTCTATTAATAATGGAAATAATAGATTTAGGCCTTATGATTATTATAAAGATATTATTACTAATAAAATTAACGATAATCTTACATTAGATGATGTTAAGCAAATTATAAAATCAGAATCAGATAAAGTTACTAAAATTCCTACTTATAAATTTAAAAATGTAAAACAAGATATCAATTCTGATTATTTACAAGTAATGGCTGATAATTTTACTGATACTTCTGTTAAAGGAAAATTAATGCATGATGCTGCTTCTAAATTTGTCAATGACGTTACTAAATGGTATATTAATTATGGTAAAAGAGCTGATGTTAGCTATGGACTTATTTATAATACTTCAGAACAATTAAATAAAGCTCTTAATCTTAAAGAAAATGGAGTTGTTTTTCAAGATATTTATATCAATGACCAAAAGGTTAATGTAAAAATTACTCCTTATTCTCTTAATAGAACTAATAATAGAATTTATAAAAAATGGAATGTAGAAACTAATAAAAAAGGTAAATATTCTCCTCTTGATGTTTCTGAACAAATATTTTATGACAATGAAATAGAAGGTAATAAATATTTTGAAAGTAATACCAATCGAGACAAATCTATTTATAAGATAAAATTTGTTGCTGATGAAGCTACTATTAAACAAGAAGCTGATGAAATTAGAAAAAGAAATCAAGAAAAAGTTGAATTTGATGCTTCTGTTTTTGATGACCTTGACATTGACATTCCATCAGGAACTACTGCTGAAATTACTGATGAGCAAAGGCTTCCATTAATTATTGCTAATGATATTAAATATTCAATTAATAGAGGAAATACTTATAATGGACTTTATGATTCTAATCTTTTCTTAAGTAAAGGAATAAGACTTGATTCTATTAAAGAAGTTAATGAGCATAAAAAAGATATTTATTCTATTGCAAATAGATATTATGAAAGAAAAGCTAATGAACTTTTAGCTAATGTTTCTAATTTTACTTTATCTGATGGAAACAGTTATTCTATTTCAGACCCAAATCTTTATAAAGAACTTAGTAAAGAAGAAAATAAAGGTGATTTTGATAGACTTATAAAACTTCTTCTTGAACTTAGGACTTTTGGAGAAAACATTTATTCTAATATAGGAGCTTATCTTACAAGTGATAATGCTGATACAGCAAAAGCTCTTACAAAACTTTCTAAAACTATTGATAGGATAAAAGGAGATAGTGAAATTATTGCTAAGATTAACAAAGCGTATGATAATGTTTTTAATCTTTTCTTAGCAGATAATTATTCTACTAATCCTAATGTTCAATTAGGTCTTGTTACTCTTACTGATGTTTATGGAGATTCTGGATTTGGTGCTCATTGGATTGGAGATATTCACGATATTAATCATAAACAAATTCAAGTTGTTACTAAAATGGTTGAACGTGTCCTTAAAACTGAAGAAATTAAAGGACAACGAATGGTTACTGAATATAAAAAGAAACTTGAAGAAATTAAGTCTAAAGGAAATGTTAATTATAATAAAATAATTAATGAATATGGACAGTTTGTTCAAGATTATACTGATAAGTTTAGAGAAGATAAAGCTAAATACCAAAAAGAACTTGATGAACTTCGTACTACTAAAGGTGAAACTTCTATTGAATATCTAAAGAAAAAACTTGAATTTGATAAATGGAAGCTCAAAAATACTAATCAAAGACTTCCAGATGATTATTATAGAAAAGATATTCAATTGAGAGAAGAAGTTCTTTCTAAAGTTGGTGATAAATTTGCTGAATATCTTACTTTAAGACAAAAACTTTATGCTCTTTATAATGATTCTAAAAATCTTACTAAAGAACAACAAGAAGAACTTGTTAATCTTAGGCATCAAGTAGCCAATCTTTCAAATCCAAATAGAGTTTTTAATAGTGCTATTGATGAAGATGTTATTCTTACTGATGAAGGTTTTGCTATTCAAAATGAATCCGAACAAAAGAAACAATATGATATTGCTTTAGCTATTAAAGAATATACTAATAAAAAGAAAGCTCTTAATAGTCAATACTTTGAAGATGTTGTTTCTGAAGATTTTAAAGAAAATCTTAAATACAATCTTGATGTAGTTAATAATTATAACAAAGAGCACCCTTATGATTCTGAAGAAGTTAAACTTCAAAATATTAAATATGCTGCTTCTGTTGAATGGCTTAAAGATAATGCTACTTTTATTCCTAATGAAAATGCTTCTGAAGAAATAAATAAAGCCTTTAAGATTCTTCAAAGAAATAAAAATAAACTTAATGGAAGAAAACTTAAAAAACTTCTTCAAGACATTAAAGATAAGAAAACTACTAATTTATATGATGTTTTTGGTACTATTGATGGAACTAAATTTACTGATGAAGAAAAAGCTCAAATTAGAGATATAATTCTTGAACAATATAAACCTTTTGGAGATATTGACGAACAAGGAAATTATCAAAGTAAAACTTATAATAGGCCTGATAATGAACTTCTTTATTCAGATGCTGGTCTTATTAAAGATGTTGAAGAACAACCGATTTATAATTATAGGTTTTATGCTGACCAAAAATTTGTTCCTAAAACTCCAGATGGTCTTGCTAAAAAACAAGAACTTTATACTCGTATAAACGCTTTACTTAGTAAATGCATTAATAAAGATACTGGCAGAATTGATTTTGATGTTCTTTATAAAAATCTTAATCAAGATGAAGTACAACAACTTAGTCAACTTTATCAAGAATTAAGAGATATTTATAGTGAAGATAAAGAAACTCTGCCCGTAGAAGAGAGTGATGAAGAAAAGCTCATTAAAACATTTGCTAAAACTAATAATAAAGCATTTATGGAACAATATGCTAAAGCTATAAGGCTTGGTGGTAATGCTTTAGCTGTTTTTAGAATGATTTTCTGTGAACCTAATTCTAATGGATTTGTTCTTCAAGATAAATCTAAAAATAAACAAACCGCTGGTTATATTCCTAATAAATTTATTTATGGTTATTTTGCTTTAACTAAAAAGAAAGGAGACCCTTTTAAAGTTGCTGATAAAGATGAACTCCCTTACGTTAAAAAATATATTAACAAAGAAGCAACTGAAGCAAGACAACTTCTTAATTCTAATGTAGAATTTACTAATACTGACCATTATTATGCAGAACTTCAAAATGTTCTTGATAAGTCTAAACAAATAGAAGAAACTCAAGGTAAAGAAGCTGCTGATAAGTATTATGATGATTGGTTTAATCTTAATCATACTTATAATCCTTATACAAGAAAATGGGAAGCTCTTCCAATTTGGACTAAAATGTCTTATAAAGAAGATGGTACTCTTAAAGGACAGTATGAATGGAAACCGAGAGAAAATAATATTGAGCATACTCCTAAAGAAGTAAATCCTAATTATAAAGAAAATTCATATAATTATAGAACTGATACAGGTTCTTATAATAATCCTAATATTCCTGCTTTAAATGATGCAGAAAAGGAAATGAGAGACTATCTTCGTGGAATTATGACTCAATTTACTCTTAACAAGCAAAGTCAAAGATTTATTAAAGAAGGTAATGCTCCTCGAATTTATAATCCTAAAATTGATGCTAAATGGTATGGTTCTCAACTTGCTCAAGCAGCTGGATTCAAATTTAGAAATTATTCTGATAGAACTTGGCACGAAGATATTTCTTATGCAAAAGATTTTGAACCTAAATTTGATATGCTTCAAGAACTTAAAGCTAAAGGATATAAGCAACTTATTAAAGTTCGTCCTAAATTAAATTCTGAAACTGATGCTAAATATAAGAAATATCTTGAAGATACTACTAATAAAAATAATGAAATTAGAAAAGAAAATAAAGAACTTGAAAAATCTGTTCTTAATACTGATTGGGAAAATGTTTTCAAACAATTCATTTTCAATGCTAATCAATATGATGCAAGAGCTAAAGTTAAAAATCTTATGTATCTTCAACTTGAAGATTTGAAACATAGAAATGCTCTTAAAGTAAGTCCTTTTGGTAATCTTGTTAAAGATAAAAACTTTAATGTTTCTGATGATACTAAATATCTTGAAGTTTCTCAAAAAGGAACAATAGATGCTTTTGAAACTTATATGAAGAGAGTTCTTTTTGGAGAATATAAAAAACTTAACCCTCTTACTAAATATGCAGATTTCCTTCAAAATATTACTTCTGCTAAATATATGGTATTTAATGTTTATGGAGGTATTACTAATGTTGCAACTGGGTTAGTTAATATTCTTGGAGAACAATTTGCTAAAGATTATTTTGGAACTGCTGAATTTGCTAAAGCTGCTGGATTTTATTCAGCTAATGCTCTTGGAATAATGAACGATGCTCTTTCTGGTACTGACAAACCAAGTAATATGGCTTCTGCTCTTGCAAGATTTTTTAATATTGTAAATATTGATGAAATGCTTGAATTTGGTAGAGGTGATTTTACTAATGCAAGCGAAAATGCTCAAAGAGTTCAAAACATTCTTTATTCTATGCAATCAGGTGGTGAGCATTTTATGCAAAATACTGTTTTATTTGCAGTTCTTAATAGTCATAGACTTCTTACTAATTCAGATGGAAGAACTGAAGTTATGAGTATTGCTGATTATACAAGAAATCTTGATGAACTCGCTTTAAGAAAAGTTATTGATGGAAATCAAGTTCTTAAAGATAGATATGATGATTTCAAAAAATATATTCGTCAAGATAAAAATATTGCTATGAAATATAATAATTTCCAAAGAGACCTTCCTACTGAATTTATTAAATCTCTTGCTACTAAAGAGCAACAACAAGAAATTGCTAAAAAATATGTTGCTATGCGTGATGAGTTCCGTAAAAATGCTAAAGAAGAATTTGAAAAAGCTCCTACTATCATGAGTCAACTTGATTATGATTCTAAAACAGGTAGTATTAATATTAAACCAGATAGTCTTCTTACTGATGAAATGTGTGGTTTTCTTGGTACAAGAGCAATTGAAATTAATAAGAAGATTCACGGTTTCTATGATAAAAATGCTGCTGCTGTTATAGAACGTTATTGGTGGGGTTCTCTTGTTATGCAATACCATAAGCATATTTATCCTGGTATTATGAAACGTTATAGAACTAAAGGTTATTATAATGAAATTCGTGGTACTCGTGAATATGGTTCTTATGCAGCTTTTTGGAATTATTTAACTACTGATTTTAATAACTATAAACAAAAAGCTCGTGCTTTACATACAAAGAATACTGGAGACATTGCTTTTAATGATAATGATATAACTGCTCTTGAATCAATTCAAACTGCTGCTATTTGTGCTTTAGATTGTATTAATAATCTTAAAATTAATTGGGAACTTCTTCCTACTTGGCAACAACAAAATATTAAACGTGGATTAGCTGATATTGTAGGTATAACTGCCGCTCTTCTTCTTACTATGGGAATTTATGCTATGGCTGATGATGATGACCTTAAAGAAGATATATTTGTAAATTCATTACTTTATCTTGCTGATAGAGAATATTCTGAATCAAGAATGTACACTCCTTTTGGACTTGGTTCTGAATTATCAACTATGATGTCATCTCCTGTTGCTATGACAAATACTGTTGAAGATTGTCTTAAACTTATAGGGTTTGTTATTAGTGACATTACTGATGAAGATTGGAGTCCTGTATATACTTCTGGTATTTATGCTAATCAAAATAAATATGCTGTTACTATTCTTAGAAATATTCCTGCTCTTCGTGTTGTTAGAAGAATTTCTACTATTGATAAAAACAATAATTACTATCGAATCAATTCTAATGCTTTTGCTTCTAAAGTTGCTAAAAATATCGGTAAATCTATTGGAAATAAAGATTAACCTAATAATAAAACTCGTGTTCAGTGTAATGCTGGACACGAGTTTTTTTCTTGTAAAAGAAAAGCCCTTACTACATCAGTAGCAAGGGCAAATCGACTATGATATTTGAATAAAACGTTTTATTTCAACGTATGAACAACTTCTGTAAAACAAATGATAAGTTATTCAGATTTAAATAAAGTTTGCATTAGTAAGCCTAATTTTGATTCAAAATTGAAAATTTTTATAATTTTCACACTTACACTCACTATTAGAATCATCATTAAATATAACACAAACTTTATTAAGACTAATATAATATCACTCCTTTACAGGCAGTTGAACATTAATCTTTTTCAATATTAGCAAATTTATTTCTAATCCAATCAATTCTAAAAATAAAATCAAGAATAGTAAGTTTAATACTTTTCCAAATTTGTATTTCAGCATCACAATCTATTATGACCCAATCATAAAGATTTTGATAATAATTAGAAATATCTTTAATAGAACGTTGAATATCATTAGTAGCACAAACACATTCAAGATTACCTATTTTCTTTTTAGAAATATCGCAATAACGAATATTAAGAATATAATAAGAAATCATAAATTAAACTCCAGTATGACCATATCCTCCAACTCCTCTTAAAGTTTCAGAAAGCTCCTCTGAAACCTTAAAATCAACATCTCCATGTTGAACAAAAACTATTTGAGCAGCTCTTTCTCCAATAGTATAAATATTATCTATATTTGGATTAAGAAGTCTAAATTTAGCACTAACTTCTCCACGATAATCAGAATCAATAACTCCAACACAATTAGTTAAATCAAGATTTTTTTTATAAACAGAAGAACGAGGAAAAACAAGTCCAACCCAACCTTTAGGAATTTCAAGAGCAATTCCAAACCCATAAGAAATTACATCATTGCTTCTATCCCAAAATACAGAAGCAACAGTAAGGTCATAACCAGCTGAATAGTCAGTTCCCTTTACAGGGAGTTTAGCTTTATCTGACAATAATTTAATCTTTATTTTCATATTAAGCAGCTATATTATTAACAGCATATTTAAGAATGTTAGCTCTACTTCCATAAAGAAGAGCATCCATACGCTTAGTTCCAGAATTATTTTCAAGATTAGAATAATAACCTGAAACAGCATTAAATGCACCCCAAGCAGTACCTTTAATTCTTTCTTGTCCTATTCCATATTCGTAATATTCACGCATATTACTAATAATATTTACTTTTTGAGTAGAAATTTCATTATCGTTAGCAGCATGATAACTACGATTAACTAACTGAGTAGGAGTAAAACCATTTGTAATAAGTTTTCCATATTCAGTTTTAGAAAGAACAACTCTACAAAGATAATCATCAACTTCAGCATCTTTCATTTCTGTTTCAGCAAGTTGACGATAATAATCACCAATATTTCTTGACATTACATCACAAATACCAAGTATTTGATGAGCAATATCAATATTTTCATGAACAGATTGAGTATGCCTAAAACTTACATAATTAGAAGTACTTCTAATTGCAGCATTAAGAGTATTTTGGCAAATAACTCTTATAGGAGTAAAAAGAATTTTAACTCCAGAACTTCCATCATGTGAATTAGTAAATACAAGATAATTATCTACTGGGTCTCCATGAACAAGAATATTGTTAGGAAGTTTAGCAGAAACAAATATTCTTTCACCTCTTCCAAAATAACCAGCTGTTTGAAAAATAGCTTGATTTTTACCAATAGCATCATCAAAGAAATTAAATGCTTCTGTGTTTTGAACTATTTCATATTTTTCACCAACAAGTCCAAGAGGATAATTACAATCAGTACGATAAGTTCCATATGCTTTAGGAACATTTCTGTATTGATTAAGTCCGAAATTAAAACTATCAATATCAGATTCAGGAGTGTTACCAAGCATTCTTGGCATTTTAGCATAAAGTTCACACTTATTAACATTCCAAGCTAAATGAGCCTTTTCCATTACTTCAGCAGAAGAATGACAATCTGAAACATCAATAGCACCTTTATATCTGAATGGTGCTCCCTTTACTAAATAAGCCATCTTTTGTATAAGTTTTATTTAATTCACCATATCTATTATCTATTTCAAGAATATTATCTTGAAGAATTTCAAGTTTATAATACTTAAGAAGTTTTTTAATTTCAACAATAGGAGAAACTACAATAAGACCTTTATTACTTACAGCACTCCAAGCAAAAAGTTTAATTGGGGCATATATAGTATATTCTTGTTTGCCTGCCCGTAGAGGAATGGCACATCTATACAAGTACCAATTAGTTATTTCTCCATTTACAGTAATATAAACTCTATCTGTTTCAACATCAAATGGAAGAGAATATGCAGCTTTATTAACAATAGCAGTAGAATATTTAACAATATTTTTATTACGAACATTATATCCGTGCATATTAAACTCTCCATCATTAAGAGTTATAGGACTAAAATTACCAGTATTAGAATAATAATTCATTATATTAGAAAGTTCTTTGATAACTTCAAGAGAAGCATCTTTATAAATTTGGTCAAGAAATTGATAAAGTAATGTAAGTGCTTGCCCTTTAGCTCCCAAGAACTTTTGAGCAGCAAAAGAATATTCAATTTCAATATGTTCTCGAATATCTTTTGCTGCCGGAAGTACACTATAATTTTTAATCATTTATTTAATAGTAAGAGAAGTATTAATTTCTTCTTTAGCAATAGTTACACCAGGTTGCTCAATAGCAACAGCTTCTCTATTATAAAATTGAATATCTTCAGTTTTAGTTGCATCACTTATAGTAAGATTAACAAGATTATCTCCTATAAATTTAGCAATATATCCTTTATCTTTGAATAAATCAAATAAAGTAGAAGAAACTTTAATTTCAACGCTAGAAGACTTTAAATCAGCCATAGTAAATGACTCAAAATCTTCTCCATATTCACTAATAGCAAATTGATTTAATGCTTCAAGAAGATAAGTTAAATCTACTTCATCTCCTGTTTCAAGAATACCATTTCTTGTTAAATCAATAATATAAGAAATCATAACCTTACGAAGAATATTATTTCTTTCTTCATCAATAACAATAGATTTCTTATTAGTAGTATAAATTTTAAAAGTATCAAGTTCAACAACTTTATTTCCAGACTTTCCATCACACCCATATCTTTGAACAGCATCGAGCATATAATTTTTCATACGCTCAATAACATTCTTACGGACATTTTGAAGGTCATTAATCCTTTTCTTTTCTGCTTTAGCAGCTTCAACTCTATTTTTATAAACTTGAATAACTTGACAATAAGAAGTAAGTTTCTTATTAAGTTCTTCTTGAGTAATCTCAAGTTCTTTTAAAGTTTCTTCTGAAACTTCACCACCATTTTCTTCAATATCATTAATAAGACTTTGAAGATGATTATCTATACTATAAAGATTTGCCATAATTTATTTTATTCTACTTGATTCAAAACCATTTTCATTAATATCAATATCATAGTGCTCTTTAAAAATATTTTTAATAGCAGAAGCAACAGTATAAGCATTAGGATGTGGAATACCGGTTATACCAAAATATCTTAAATCAAGAATATGCCTCCACTCTTTTAAAGAATAAGTATAAACTACAACCGAATTAGTTCCAAGACAAAGAAATTCTCTTGCATCTTGTGGTTTAAGACCAAGAACTTTTTTAGCAAGTTTATAATTCCATTCAGTAGTTTTAAACATAAGTTTAGCTAACACTCTTTTACAGGCAGTTAAACCATAAAACCAATGAGGAGTTGCAATTTGAATACCTAATTTTTTATTAAAATCAACATATCTTGTGGATTGCTCAGCAATATTATTAGGACTAACACGATTAAGTTCTCGTGTAGTACTAATTTGAGTATTAATTTTAAAAGTATATCTAATTAATTTTTCAGTAATATAATTTCCTTGAAATTTCTTTTCATCAACTTCCCATTCGGGTTGAATATATTGATTAATTAAATCTTGATGTTCAAGAACATATTGACCGTTAAGAGCTAAATAATAATCCCCTTTATATTTAGCATAACCAACATAAGGATTGTTTTTAAATTTTCCAATACATTCTTTATTAAGAGATTTTGCAGGAATAGCATAATAAAAAGTAATATGCCTAAACATACTAAAATGTTTATTTTGTTGAAGTCTTTTAACTAATTGAAAATCTTTAGAATCATCACCTTTACTTTCAGAAGCATAACAAACTCTTGCACATTCTGCAACTTTTTTAATTTTGTTATGATTATCAATAGGACTAACAGAAACCGGAATTATTTGCATTCTTTTATTAATTCTTCAAGTTCGGTTATAAATTTTTGGTAACTTGAATTATTTTTATAATCTTCAACATCATTCCAAAGATAAACACTAAACGAGCATTTACTTCTATCTTTAGGATATACCCAAATAGAAACATAAGGAATCATATCATTATTATCAGTTTGTCCTAAAGTAGTAAAAGTAGTTTTTACTTCACAATCAATTTTATGAAGTGTACATCTATCTTGAATTGCTCTTGCAATTTCAATTCTTGTATTTATATCCATTGTTTATAATAGTTTAATATTTGATAAAACAGATTAAAATATTCTTTATCATAAGGTTTATTATAATTAAAAAGATTAATTTGTAGCACTTCCCCTGTAAAGGAATTGGCATTCTCAATCCAATTAATAACAAGATTAGAATCATTTGCATCTATGCCAGTAATAACTTTAAAAGGATAAAATTTAATATCTCTTTCTATTTCACGAAAAAGTTTTTTATATAGAAAATTACTTTCTATTGTTTCATTAAGAAGAGTTTTAGTTATATTACAAAGACCCTTTATAGTAACACAATTATTTTTATCAGTATTAATAAAATATCCTTTAATCCAATTAATATCTGTTAATTTATCATCAGGGAGAATATGTTGACTTATATTATCAATTCTATCAGCATTAACAGCAATATTTTGTTTAATGTCATAAACATATCTAATATCATATTTTTTAGTATTATTTCTCCAAATAGCAAAATTAACCCCAAAAAGATTTTGAGTCATTGACTCAAGTGCTTGATTAACATCATATATTGTATGATTTGGGTCACAATCATCAATCATATGATTATCATATTCAAATTTCCAATCTTTATAATTAGCATTAGTATAACCATTAATACCAATATAAGCAAGCATTGATGCAATAATATTACTAATACCATCAGCATCTTTAATAATACCAATAACAGTTGGTTTCATATTTACAAAGATAACAATAATTTTATAAATACAAAATAAAAATTATTATAATTTTTACTCGATTTTCAGCCTTGCTGAATAACTTTTGTATTTAACCGATATAGTTAATCATTATTTGAAAATAAATGCTTTAGAAAGCAAACTAATAGGCATTGTAGCCAAATAGATACAATAAAAGCGGCTGGAGTTCCAACCGCTTTCACTAAACTATATGATAAATATCATAAGGAATAACTTTAATTTCTCCAGTATCAAAAACAAATTCAGCTTCTTCAGTACCTTTATAAGTGCAATAAAGATTTCCTCTTTCTTTACTTTCTCGAATGATATAATCTTTTAATTCACCTCTTGGGTGAATTTTAGTACCGTGATAAATACTATAATCACAAATACGACAATTTTCATCAAAAAGTTCTTCAGAAAGAAGAAGATAATATTCTGTTATTCCTCTATCATTTAATTTGCTAACTTCAACATAATATCTATATCGTTTAGTAGTAGGAAATTCAAACCAATTACCTTTTTCAAGATAATGTGGTTTGTGTTTATCAGTAACGGGATTAAGTATATTATATTTATAAATACTCATTTAACCATTCCAAATTCTAACTTCTTTAACATGAAATGGAACTTGATTAACACCACTTCTTTCTCCAAAAGTAATAAATAATTGTTTACCAATATATTCATCACGTTTATCAAGAATAGATTTTTGATAATCAAAAGTTCCATTTATATGAACTTCAAAAGTAGTATCATTAATATCATTTTTAACTTTGATTAAAGGAATATCTCTTTTATCTTCTGAATAAATATCTACAATAGTAAATGCTCCATCATTAGTAGACTTATATTTAATCATATATTTAGGACTACGTTTACCACAAGCATATTCTGCATCTGGAACACGAAGAATAAGGCCTTCAAATCCTAAATCTATATAATGATTTCTTTCAGAAAGAGCTTCCATTTCAGTAGTAATATTTGTACTTGGAAGAAGAACAAAACGATTGTCATTTCTCATATGTTGTTCTTTATAAATAAGATTTATAAGAAAACCTCCAAGTTTTTCTAAAAGATAATTATATCTTTCTTTAGCAGTAGTATCCTCAGCAACTAAATCATAACACCAATATTGTATTTTAGAATTTTCAGCACAATTTTGGTCTTTAACAATATGATTAATTTGGTTTACCGAATATCCAGGAAGATAAAGTTCACCATCAAGAGCAAGATGATAATAAACCATAGCATTAATCATATCATCAGGAAGAGCAAGTAAAAGATATTCTTCAAGATTACTTAAACTTTTCCAAACAGTACCTTCACGACTAATAAATTTAAGTCTTGGTTTTCTAAAAATATCTAATTCATCAATTTCAGCACGAATAATACAACGAAGACCATTAATCTTCCATTGACCAAGATAATATTGATTATCTTTGAAAAGTTTATTATTAGTATTATCAAATACTTTAGCAAGCATAGCTAAAGTTGTACCATCTTCAGTAGTTCTAACATTAGGAAGATATTTAATAAGGAAATCTTGTAATGATTCCTCTACGGGGAGGCTACCACAATCTCTTATTTCAGCAAGATTAATATATCCTTCCTTACGTTTAGCTTTAATTTTACTTTCAAGTTCTTTAGAAGAATCTCTGTTAGTATTAATAATTTGATTAGAAATACCTTTTCCAATGACACCATAATAAATACGAATAGTTGTAGGAGTTATAGTTTCTCCATACCAAACATAAGGTTCTCCATAGTTATTTCTTCTATAAAGACCCTTAATAAAAGGAAAAGGAAGTTTTGCCATATTAAGCAGTTTTATCTGTTATGCGTCTAACAAGACTAACTATAACACCAAATAGACTTCTCCAAACTTTATATTGAGAAACATTAGTAAGATGATTACGTATCTTATACGCTTTTCTACTTGGAATATAATATTCAATAAATCCTTTGTTTATTCTATCTTTATACATAAAATAAACTACATCTCCTGGTTTAAACTCTTCCATTTTATTTTCTTTTAAAATCAATTATAACTTTTCCTACAATAGGAATTGTTTTAACTTTATTGCGTTTAGTTTTTCTTTCATTTAGTTCAGGAAGTAGGTCGGGATTATCGCTCGTGAATGAATCTCCAGTATGAAGATTGTCATAAATGTATTCAACTTTACCAGTATAAAGATTAGTAGTTTCATGCCTAATATATTTATTAGGATATTTAACAGTCTTTTCTTTTTTCTTTTTAACTGTTTTAACAATATTATCTTTTAATCTAAATTCTTCTTCAAATTTAATATTTATTTGATGTTGTTCTTGAAGAGCACCAACATATAAATTATAAAGAATTTGATTATCAAGACGTAAAAGTAATCTTATATAAAGATTTACAGTATTTTCATATTGAGTGGTATGAATAGTATAAATAAGTTTATCTTTATAAAGTTTAGTACAATCAAGTTCTCTTAAAGTTTCTTTAAGGGAAGTTTCAATATCTTGTTTAGAAAGTAAATAACTAAAATTACCAAATTGTATATCATCATACATTGGATAATTTGTATCAATAATAATATTAGTCATAAACAGTATTATAAGATTTAATTATTTTACCATCAGAATCAACAATAGAATAAATAACTTCTTTTTCTATAATATCTCTACGTTTTTCAGATTGAACTTTAGTATTAAAAGCGATTTCAAGAGTAATAATATCATCTCCAGCCATTAAAGTTTTACTTTCACAGCCTTCAGTTTTAATAAGTTGATATTTAGGAATTAATAAACCATTGAGGAGCATTTTTGCGAATAATATTAGTAGGATAATGATAAATAAGTATTCTTTTTGGTTTACCTATAAGACAATAATTATACATAAACCATTTAAGAACTTGATAAGTTTGATAGCCTTGATAAATACCTTCATCATTAGAAGTTATAGTACTATTTTCATAATCAAAATTAGATTTAATCCAATTAAAAATAGAATCAGGATTACAAAGAATATTTTTATATTTTTCAAGACATTGTATATCTTTTTTATTATTAAGATTTATTTCTCCATAAAGAACAATATCTTTACTTTTTAAACAAAGATTATTAAAGAAATAATTAATATTATCTTTTTCACTTTGTTTATCAAGAGCTTTTTCAGCATCTTCATCAATAGCTTCCATAACTATTGAGTTAAACTCAAAACGGGCAAGAATCACTCGCTTCTTGATTCCTAATATATTCATTTGTTTTCTCATATTCTTCAACTTTATTTATAGTAGATTTAATAAGTTCTATAATATTATCAAAAGTAACTTTAGAACGAAGTTCTGCAAAATCTTTACTTTCATATTCTTTTGGAATTATTAAAGGAATAATATTATATTTTTTACGAAGCCATTGAGCTTCAAGATAACCAGTTCTATCATTATCCATTAATGAAACAATAATACCATTTATAGAAAGTTTAGATTTAAGCCAATCATATTCAAAACTTCTAAGTTTATATGTTTCGTGAGGAATATTAATAACTCCAATTTTATTTTTGGCATCCTGCCTGTAAAAGAGTGAAGTTGAAAGCAAAGTGCAACCTATACTTAGCCTATCTTTAGTGGATTTAGTAATAACAATAAAATTATAATCATTTCTAGTTAAATTAAGAATACCTTCAAGATGATTACAATTAGTAATAAAGCGAGTAACTTGATGATGCCTATTAGGAAAGTAAAGTTTAATATTCATAATGTTATTTTTATCTTTACCAAGATAATAAGCATAACAAGGGTCACTTTCTTTATAAAAATATTTAGGCTGAGGATTAACTTTTCTATCAATATAATATTGGTCTATTGGATAAACAAAATTAAGATTAAGATATTGTAAAGTTATACCAAAACTATTCCAATATTTTTTATCTTCCTCAGTCCATTCACGAACAACGAGTTCTATAATAGGTTTCTTTTTCTTAATAAGTTCAAGACTATTATTAATTAAAGAAAAAGCATTTGTATCTATTTCAGTACCATAAAATATATTTTTAAAAGTATAAGTTATATGAGTAAGAATAGCAATAAAATCATTTTTATCAGAAACATTATATTGTTTTCCTTTAATATTAGACAAAACTAATGCAACAGCATCAAAACAATCTCCCCAAAAATATCCAGCAAAGTCTTTAAATTTTAATCTACCTCGATTATCATATCGAAAACCACAAGTAGGATGTTGGTCATCTCTAATAGGAGAAAGTATTAATTCACCAGTTTCAATACAATTATTAATTATCTGAACAGGTAAATTAAAATATGTACTAAAAATAGTAATTTGACTAACTTTAGAAAGAATATAATTTTTACTAAGATTAGATGAATTAATATTTCTACCCATCTGAATAAAAGAAAAGGGACTACGAGAAAAAATCCCATAGCCCCTAATAACAGCAATTATATGTTAAAATTCAGGCATATCTTCAATGCCTATACCAGCTCCAGGCATAAATCCTTCAGAGCTAAGTCCTCCACTTAAACCTATTCCTGCGTCAACAGCAACTCCTCCAGGAAGTCCTGCTGGCATATTAGGCGTTTTAGGCTTTTCAAGCTTCATAGGACGAATATTTTCACGAGTAACATCTACTCGAAGAACAGGAGGAACATTTTGCTTATAAAGTTCAATAGCACCTTCACCTACAAATTGAGGGAAACTAAGATTTCCTCCATCAACCTCTTGCCAACCTTTCTTACCTGCTTTAATATAACGAAGAAGTTTAATCCAAACAGTAATAAACTTACCATCATTGGATTTATAATAAGGATTGCCATCTTTTCCTCTTACAAGAATATTTACGAAATTCTCAAAAAGAGTTTTCCAAGCGGCAACAACAGTTTCACCATCTACATTTACATATTCTCCTTGCTCATCAAAATCTTCATAGGAAAGAGAAAGAGCAGCAATTTCTTCTTCTGTCATCTCACGTCCTTTAAGAACAAAGACGTCAAGAATATGCTTGAGCCAATTAAGAACTCTATCAACTTTCCAAGCACCTTTACCACCAGGAATAGTTTCAACAGAAGATTCAACAGGACTAAATCTAAGTCTTACATATTTACGACGATTGGCATCAGCATCATTAGATGCAAAATAAATATTTAAAAAAGGAATTGTAAGTCCAGCAAAAGAAGGAATACCTGTTTTATCTTCACCAACAGTAGCTTCTGTAATCTCAATATTTTCAATGTGAGCAAGAAAAAGACCATTAGAAGGATTGGCATCATTCTCGCTAAACTTTAAACGAGTAGTTCCAGCAGTGGTATTGTTAATACCTCTGCGTACAACTTTTTTTACTTCTGGAGCAGCTTGTGCACTTTGTGCTCCATTAATAGTTGCATCAGGCATAATTTGTAATTTTTGTTTAATTAAACATTAGATATAAAAAGAGTTGGAAGTAACTCATTACTTTCATTACTTCCAACTCAATTATTACTTGAAATATGAATGATTAGTTCTGAACCAAATTAGTCCTCATTCTTAACACGACCACCGTCAACGTCAACAGAAGAACCGATTACGAGAATAGGAATCTCAACATTCTTAGTTCCATCATAAACCTCAGCGTGCTGAATATTCTCAATGTCAATAGAGAATACACGAGCTTTTGTAGCAAGCTCTTCACGGTTCATTCCAGCCTTAAGTTTACCCCAAACATTAGAGTCAGTGAAGGTCAGAACAGTACCTGTGCCAAGCATAGCAGAAGAGTTAGCACACTTAGAACCAGTCAGCTTAGGAAGTTCGGTTCCACGAACAAAAGTAGCAAGAACAGCAACTTTGTCCTCATTAGTCTCAGCAGCCTCAAGAGCAGCCTTAGTCTCATCATCACCATTAGCTTCAACAGAAGCAACCATATCATCAAAGTGCTGACGAGCATAAGCCTCTCTCTGCTCTTTGCTCAGACGCTCAGTAGTAGTTTTAACTGAACCATCTTTGTTAAACTCCTGGATACCTTTAGCAATAGCCCACATATCAAACTCCTTATGAATTGCAATAGCAGCTTCAGGAGTATTAATGTCAAGACCATTTGCTTCACAGAAAGCAACAAGTTCAGCAGCACGCTCACGAATAGCAGCGTCAATAGTGTCCTCGTTAGAGATGAACATTACATTGTCTCCATGCTGAAGACCAAGAGCTTTAGTTACAGGAGGAGTAAGTCTGAAACCACCTTTAGTTGTAAGTGCAACAAGTTCTGGAGCATAAGTTGCATTTCTCTGACCACTAACTACTACACCAAAGCCGAAGCTCATCTTCTTTGAAGTTGTCTCTTTCATAATAAAATGAATTTTGAAAAGTTAAACGATTAATGTTTTTATAACTTAATTGAGTGTAAGTTTCACTTTAATTTTGATTATCAATATCTATAACATCTTGTTCATCAATGTCCATAGAATTAACAATCTTAAGTTCTGAAGTTTCCATAACTCCAAATAGAACATCGCTCGCAATATCACGAGCACCATAAGTAAAAGCACGATGCTGAATAAGAACTCTTGGATATTTTTTATAAGTATCTTTTTCAAAAAGACCAGCCGCATTAGCTTCACTAAATGTAAATTTACTATTAGCAAACATACATTTATCATTTATCCAACGAGTAAAATGATATTCAGTAACATAATCAACAGGAACAGAAGGTATCCTAAAAATAGGAATCTTACCACCTTTTTGAACCTCAACTGCTTGACTACGATTAGCAACAAGTTGAAATTTGCTGTTAAGTTGATATTCTCTATAAATATTACCATTAAAATCTTTATAAAATTTAACGGGATAAATATAGACTTTATCATCTTTATCACCAGCTTTAGAACGTTTTTCTTCTGCTTCTTGTGAAGAAATACATCTTACACAATAATCAGGAAGAGAACCATCAACATAAACATTAATACTGTCTGTATATTCATACAGAGGTTGATAGTCTTTTAGACATTCCCAAGTACAACCTGCCCTCAGTAGCAATGCTTTGATGATATGAACATCAACACCAGTTTTACCATTAATAACATGGATATGCTCAAGACAAGTACTAAAAGGAAGATTTAAATCTTTAGCTCTCATAAGAACAGCTAAACCATCATTAACTGATTTAATTCCACCTTTCTCACTACGCATAACTTTAGTTAAAAAGTTTTCAGCAGCAGCAAGTTGAGTTTCATCAAAAAGATTAAGACGATTCAAATCTCCACCTTGTTCTTGAACAACTACTTGATGATGATGTGCCTTTTCTTTTTCTTTTGAACTTCCACTTGGATTTTCATTAAGAAGTTCATTAGAACTTTCTCCTTTGGCATCATTCATATTTCAAAGAGCGTGTGTTTAATCAACTGATACAAATATAACATTTTCTAATTTAATAACAAAATTTATCATTAAAATCACTATATGATTATTTCATTAGTAGTCTTGTTCAGTTGCAAGTTTTGCAATTCAGTATTTTCGCATACTGAAATTAAACTTGAAGGTATTTCTTTATTAATAGAATCTTCTTCAATAGTACTACTATAAAATATTCTATAAAGTGTAGTGATATTATCACTATATGTTATATTTGCAAATCTTTTCTTAAAATCAAAAATATTAGCAAGTAAAGTGCTTGTATAAATAACAATATCGGCATTAACAGAAAGTTTATTACTTGAACTTTCTTTAATAATAAGTACATCTATCCTATCAGAATTATATAATTCTTCAAAATAATTACTTACCATAGTAGATTTATAAAGTCTAGGTTCGCCTTTATGCTTACCAGACTTATAAACAAGAGGATTACCAAAATTATCAGTAAAATATTGAGATTCCACATCATCGTGATAGCAACCAGCAATTTGTCTTTTGTCATATCCTTCAACTGCATTATTTAGATAATTCATTAACTTATTTGCATAATTACCATCTTTACAAACAACAAGTATTTTTTTAGCAGGATTATCTTTTATAATATTAAAAATAGTATTAAATTTATTTTCATTATTCATTAGAAGTTCACGACGACTTCTTGCAATATTAAAGAATGATTCAGCTCTTTGATAAAGACTTACAGGATTATAAACTTCATCGATTTGTTTATTAAATTCAGTAGTAGTATCAAGATTTTCAGACCAACCATTGGCATAAGCAAGTCTATATCTATATTCAACACTGCTCAGTCCTGCTCCTTTGTCTCCAAGTCTACATCTTTGAATATTATCAAGACTTCCATAAATAGTAATACAACTTTTAAGATAATGACTATATTTATCATATATTTCTTTATCTGCTTCTGTAAGAGTAATACCAATTCGATATTCTTTTACAGGAGTATTAACTCTTGCAGCAGTTATATTACTTTCAGTAAGATTAACTTTAAGTAATGGAAGTTCAAGATTCATTCCATACTTAAAATCAGCATTCATATTATCTTTAGTAAGAATGCCAAGTACAAATTGGCAAATTCTATTAAGATAAGCATAAATAGGATAATTATTGTTTAATCCAATAGTAACACCAAATACATATTTAAAAGTAAAAGTTGTATTGACATATTTAGTACTAAGAAAAGTAATATCTTTTATAAATTTATCATAAGTATTAGAATCTAACATTCCTTTAAAGGCAGATTTACATTTATCTGTTAAAGACCAATCTTCAACAATAACAAGTATTCTTGCATCAGGACGTTTATTCTTTATTCTTTGTATAAATTGAGTAGCAAAAGTTATTGGATTAGCAGGAGGATAAATATAACAATATCCTTTACCCTTATGAGCTTGAAACTCCTCCATTAAACTTTGTACAGCTTCTTCATAAATATCAATCTTCTTCATCTTCAAAAAGATTAGAATATGCTTGAGCATTCTTTTTAAGCAGAGATTTACCAGATTTAGTTTTAGTAAGAGGATTACCTTTTTGATTAGGACTAATACCTAATTTTATTGGGTCAATAATTTTATATGCTTCATCAGCATAATAAGAATAATTAATATTTCTTAATTCAATTGGTGTATCATCAAGAGTATTAAGAATATCAACTTTATAACCAGCACAAAGATTATTCAAAGTTCCATCTCTTGAAACTTTAAATAAATTCCCTCCAACCATAGAAACATAAAATCTAATTTGTCTCTGTAATATTTCTTTATTTTGACCTTTATAGAACTCAGTATGAAATTGTCTACCGATATTTTGTGTTTTACAAAAGTCAAGAATATCTTTACACTCATAAAGAGTTTCAAGAACAGGTTTATCATGAGCTAAAAACTCAACAGCGGCTTTAGCAACAATAGGCGCATTATAACCTTTTGATAAATCTACTTTGTACATATCTGGATTTAAATCTCCTTTATAAGTATATTTACCATTAAGTTCTATTGCCACATAATTATTTATATCTCTATCTATATATGCTGAATAAAATTCTTCATCAGCACCAAGACCGGTTATTTCAAGCCAATGATTAGTAATTTGTTTAAATTCAGAATATTTATCTTTTCTTATTTTAACAACAATACCATCAGTATTAGCAGAAACTACAGGTATACCAGCAAGTTCAAGTTCTTCACTAAGCATAAATGCAAAGAGCTGTCCATTAATAGTAACTTTAAGAACTGCTAATCTATCAAAAAGATTACCAAATTCTGCACCTAATTTTCCATAAATTGAATTAATTACAATTTTAAGAGCTTGTGCAAGAATATCTTTTGGAATACCATCAATAATATCTTCTTCACTATGTTTAGCTTTAACACGAGTATCTCTTAACCAACCAACAAGTTTAGTAAAACAACCATTATCAAGATGTTCTGGAGCAATCTTATAAACAGTCATAAGACTAGGATAAAAACTGGCTACATCGAAATGCGAATATACGTAACTATCATCGGTATAATTATCCCAATTAAAATTATTAATTGCCTCGCCTACGGCTCGGCTCCTGCCTGTAAAGGGATTGCATTCAATAAGTTTACTCTTTAATACACGAGGAGGGTCTTGACTATGAAGTCCACCAGTAGCAAGAGTGTATTTAGTATTACCAATTACAACAGTTTTATTAAGTGCATCTTTACCAACACTATAAAGAGTAGTTTTCTTTAATTCTTCAAGTAAATCTTGTAAAGGCTTAGTCTTAAATTTAACATTATCAAAAATTACTTTTTTAAGAGGATAACTATGTCTTTCTGTTTTCTTACCTTGCCATTGTTTTGGAGCAAGATTAGAAAATTCAGAATAAAACTTTGTAAAAAGAGTATCAGCAACATTACTACGAGAACTATTAAGAACATTTACTTCATAAACATTAGAAATAGAATAACGAAGTTTTATTTCATCAGAATATAATCGAGCCATTTCACATACAATAAAAACATCATTTTTATTATAATGCATAGTTGGTTTAACATATTCAGGAATCATAAATCTGTCCCATTTATCTATAACCGAATTAAGTTGTTCATAAGTAAAACCAGAATAACGTTGGTTATGATAATAAAGTTCAGCATCTTTTTCACAAATAGGAGGAAGTTCATATTCGAGAAGTTCATACCATTTAAGATTAATACTTGTTTGCTTAAGACTTTTACCATAATAAGACTTTTTTCCATCAGAACCAATAATAGGTCCAACTTTATTAAGTGCAAATACTTTCATTAAATCTACATCATAATAAGGAAGAGGATATTTACGAAGAGAATCAAGATAATAATCTTTTCTTGACATTTCTTCATTGTCTTGAAGGTCAATTATCTTTTTACTCGTATCATAAAGTTTTCTAATAAGTTCTTTAGTAGTTGAAAACATATTATAATACATAAGTAAACAAGCAATCATCAGTTTGTCGTATGCTCCAGAGTTGTAGCCGTAACAATGCGTAAAAACGTTTTTATTGCCGTCTCTTTTGGCTTGTAATGAGTTGATAAAGCCAATCAAGGCAAGTAATTGCCCGTCATCAAAATCTGAAATCCAAAACGTTTTAGATTCTACTGAATCCAGCATTGTTTTAATATCACTAACTTTATACTTTTCAGTAAGAGGAACTGGAACACGTTTTTCTTTACCTTTTTTAATAGTAATATCACAGCTATCTCTAAAAGTTTTAGTATAATTACCAAGATTAACAAATGTTACACTAAAGAAATTTGGTAATATTTCTACATCATAACACCAAATGTTAATCATAAATAGCTTCCATTAATCTTTCCTTAAATCGAGTAATATTCTTTTCTCCATAAAGTAAAGAATAAATATTAGGAATATAATATACTTTATATTGATTACCAAAATTAATGCGAATATTACCAACAACAATTATTTTATTAGGCATAACACTCATAATTTCAGTATAAAGTAAACTTTTACAATGCATAAAACTTTGCATTAGTATTTCATTTTGACATTCACATTTAGTTGCAGTAGTAACATAATGTTTTTCAAAAATATCCTGATTAAATAATTCTTGATAAATATCTTGAAGTAATTTAATATTATCTTGCTTATGCTTATAAGAATCATAAACAATAAACATTATAGGAGAACAAATATTTCCTCGTCCATAAATAATAAATTCATTAGGAGTATAAAGACGAGCAGGACAACCAATGCAATATTGACACTCTTTTACAGGGAGTTTGCTAACAATGTTACCATTATCTTCTTTTTCTTTATTATCTTTTTTACCCATAACAAATATAAAGTTTATGTCTGGTTCTACTACAAGCTACATAAAGCCTACGAAGCATTTCTGCTTTATTATTATAAATATTACCATTTTTATCAAAAATGATATCTTTCATATCTACAAAAACATTATCATAAGTAGAACCTTGTGAACGATGAGAAGTAATAGCAAATCCATAATCAATATCACGTTGATAAAGAACTTGTGTAGCATTTTTAATATTACACATAATAAGATATTTCTTCTTAAAATCAAAATATTCTTTCCAACGTTTACTTCTTGTAGCACCATTAGCAAATTTAGCTGCTCTTACAAGTTCATTAATAACTTGAATATATTTAGTAATACTAAATTTATCAGTATGGTCTAATATAAATAAAGGTTTAGTTACAAAACCACCATTAACCATTTGGAACTTTACAAGAAAACCTTTAAATCCATAAGTAGAATCAGTATAATTAATAATATCTTTAACAATATATTCTTCACTATTATTAATAACAACTGAATTAAATTCATCAACAATAGTTTGATAAGACATAATCAAATCATTCTTATTAATAATAGTTTTATCAGCATCTTGTATAATCCTATTTCTTACAAAGTTATTCCAAATACTAACTTTATCATTTGTATATCCAATAATTTTATAAAGATTAATATTTTTAAGATATTCGTCATCACGAAATCTTTCATCTATTAATTGAGTAAAATCATTAGGATTACAAATAAAATAACCATCTCCAAATTCATTAACATTTTGTGAATTTAGATTAGCATTGATATAAGAAATAAATTTATAAGTATTATTCTTAATATCTTCTCGAAGAATATTCAAAAGAAATAATATAGGATTAGAATCTTCTTGTCTTACTATTTCAGTAAGTTTATATGTTTTATTACAAACATTAAAAGCAGTACTTACTTTTTCATTTACAGGTGGTAATTGACTAGAATCTCCAATAAAAATTATTTTAATCTCAAGAGGCTTACAAACTTTAATAATATAATTAACAAGTCTAGCAGGAAGCATAGAACTTTCATCAATTATTAAAACTTTAATATTCTCAAGTTTAGGTTGACTAACTGGAGAAAATCTTGGATTATTATAATCAAAATCTTCAAGTTTAGTATCAAGTCTAAAGCCAAAAGTTGATTGAATAGTTTCAACTTTAAGTCCATTAAGAGCTTGACTTAAAACTCTACAAGCTTTATGAGTTGGAGCTGTACAACGAATTGTACTTATAGCATAATTACAAGCATTTATTACATAATTAAGAGTAAACGTTTTACCAGTACCACTCGGGCCAATTAATCCATTTATAAACTTACCAGAATCAAAAGGGCTATTGATAAACTTAAGAAGTCCATCAATAGCCACTTGTTGACTTGGTGTAAAATTTACATTTGGATTAGTTCTTTTAATCGTATTTTTACTTACAATTTCAAGATTATCCATTATTTTGATTAGCTCTTATTGTTTCATAGTTATCTCGAAAGAACTTAAAACTTTCAGTTGTTTCAAGATATTTCCAATTACAATAAGTATCTTTTAAATCAAAGAAATAATCATTGAGAAAATTATGTTTTACAATATTACCTTTAACTATTACTCCAGGAGCAAAAGGAATATATTCACCGTCCCACTTTTTATTATCTTGAAGTGTTCTAATATGAATAATTTTACCATTTACTAATTGTTTAGAATAATAATTATTAGTAGAAAGTTTATAACTTTCAGAAGTAAATTCATATAAATGTTCTCCAAATCGAACATAATGAAAACCTTCTATATTAATACAACAAATACCTTCAACGTTTCTTTGAACAATAGTATATTTGCCTTTAGTTCTATTAGAACTTTCTTTTCTCTTATATTTAGGCTTTTTTACAAGAGAAAGGTCAAAGACAGGCATATCTTATTTTCTTTTAAGATTTACTTTTACTTTGGCATCTATAAGAACTCCTTTCTTTCTTCTTTTAAGATTAATATCTTCATCATCAGAATCACGAAACACTCTTTGTTTACGAGTTAACTTTGGAAGCTCTTTAACAAAGATTTGACGATAACCACAATATCGTCTAAGAAAATCAATTTTTCCCCAACTGCCATTTCCTAAATCGATAGCTCCAATGAGAACATTAATAACTGAGTTAACAACTTCGCAACTTGTTTTTTTATTAAGTTCTCTTACACAAGTTGCTTCATCATAATTTTTCATTACTTTACGCAATTAATTGTTAATATTTATAGGACAAAGTTTAACGAGATTAGTCTTAATTGCTCAAAGAACAGAACCGTGGGTGCTTGCGCACCCACTCCTGCCTGTAAAGAAGTTATGCTTGACTATTGGTAGCATTAGCTTCAATATCTCTTCTAAGATTATTAATCTTATTTTGAAGTTCAAGAATATTTGTCATAGTATCTATATCTGAAAAAACATTATGTTCATCAGCCCATTTAAGATACCATTCTGCTTTATTTAATTCTTGATAATCAGGATTACCTTCTTTCTTACCACATCTAAAAATATATTTGAATGCATTAAGAATACAAAAGTCAATAGTAGCATGAAGACCATATTTTTCAACCATAAGGTTTATACATTCTTTACCATTATTTTGATAATGAGCAGGATGATTTACTTGTTCCATATTAAAGACTTTGTTTAATATAAATATTTATACAAGTATTATTATCATTAGGATAAATATTGACAAGTTTGTCAATAATAAACCCAAGAATTATTTTATCGCTATTTATAGCAACTTTATCATTAACATTAGGAATAAAATCTGGATACTTTTCTTCGTAGAAAAGTTCTTTTGTTGTAATATCTCTATATTGCACTATTAACATAATGTTTATTTTTTTAATTAAGTATTAATCTATCAATATAAACAACATTTTCTTTTTTGTCACAATATATCATACTATAAGTTTTACCATTAGATAAAGTTATAGTATCTTCATTAGAATAATCAATATCAGATTCAAAACTATCTAATAATGTATCTGTTCTATCATAAACTCTCCAAAACATTATCGTGGAATTATATAGTCAATTCTAACAATAGCTTTAATAGAATTTTCAGTAGTTTTATATTCTTTTTCAATATTTATAACTCTACCAGAAAATTCATGATGAGAAGTTTTAATGGTAATATAATCCATTAAATGAGGAAATTCATCAGCAATCATAGTGGCTATAAAATAGCCATTGTAATCTTCAAAATCAATAGTCATAATATTTTATTTTAATTTATAAAATTCGCATAAGGCTTGATAAAATGATTGATAACAAGTAATAGTATCGGTTTTATTATTTTTTATAAAATAAAGTACACTTTCATTAGGAATAATATTCCTCTTTGAATCTCCAATATAAATAGGATATATTTCGTGATGTATAATAAGTTTTGCTGTTTCATTTTGAACAAAAACTTGATTATAAACAGAAATATAAGGTGATTTAAGTTCAGAAGAATCTTTAATAACAGGAGTATCAATATTAATTTGCATAATTTATAATTTTTATTATTTTTATTTAATTTATCGGCAATCTGATGATGTTATTTCTTTAATTGATATAGTTTATCATTTATGAAATAAAAATCATTCAGAACTCAAGGAAACCATCAAAGAATTGAAATAACAAATAAAAATAATACTGGCATTGATAAAGAAATGAGCTAACTTTATCAATACCAGCATTACCAAATTCAATTGCGGCAACAAAAGAATTTCCAAGACAAAGAATAATCACAAGTTCATCGATTTTTGACTACAAAAGATATATTATAAACAGTCTTGGATTCGTTATCACAACGTTTTGTTGAAGTAAGAGGACTCGAACCTCTACAAAGAGAACCAAAATCTCTTGTGCTGCCATTACACCATACTTCAATAATAGTGCTTCGGACGGGAATCGAACCCGTAAGAACTTTTTCAGTTCAAAGGATTTTAAGTCCTTCGTGTTTACCAATTTCACCACCAAAGCAAGAGAAAGTGCTATGTGTTTCACAACAGATAGCACCAGTACCTATTTTAAGCGAAATTATAAATTAACCAATACCATCAAGAACTGATGTTGTGATTCCAACGAGGCTCGAACTCGTGACCCCAACATTAAAAGTGTTGTGCTCTACCAACTGAGCTATGGAATCAAAAATATTAATACTATAAATCTTGCAAGAACTAATATTAATAAAGTTACGATACTATTGATTTCGATTATTTTATCTAATTTCGTCAATCGTAATAAGTGCTACTTAACTCTTTATAATATTAGTATTTATAGTATTAATATATTATAAATTTTTATCGTGATTTTTAATAACAAGAACAATACCAATAAGATTTATTATTCCAATAAGAATTATAAAAATTCCAATAGGAAAGAAAGAAATATTATTAGTAGCCATATAATTTCCAGCACCACTAAGTGCTACAATTAATGCCATAATCCAAACAAGAATAGGAATTTGAAATGACATTAAATCACGAAATGCTTTTTTATTTTCATTATTCATAATAGTATAATTTTATTAGTGAGAGTAATAGGATTCGAACCTATATTATTAATTAAATGAGAATGGCCGAAAGTTTCACAACTTAACTCAATACTTATCGATACTAATTTGGGAATACTAATTTCTGAATTTAAAGGTTGCCTTTTTCAACCTATAAAAACATTAATTATTGTTCATTTATTAATAGTCTTGCCAATTCAAACGATACTCTCATAAAGAAAACTATTACGCATTTCACAACGAGTAATAGTTATAATCACAATTTGACCTATGACCTAATAACCGAATTTCTCGGCAGCTTCTGCATCAGAATCATCTTCTAATGTTTCTATGTCTTGAATAGAAATATCATCATAATCTTTATCATAAGCATCACTAGATATTTCTATTGTCATTTCGTCTGTTTTCATCTTGATAATTTTTAGATACTTGGTTAATCCAAACACCAAAGATAAGTTGAGTTATAATTTTATAAATAATAACTCCAAGAATAACACAAAGAATTAATTTCATATTAAAGTAAATTTAATCTTTCCTGCCTTTAGAGGGATATTCTTTATAAATGTCATCATTAGCTCTTTTATCATAAGCTCTAATAAGAACTTTAAGAATCATAATGATAACATAACAAAGAATAATTCCAATAACATAAACATAAGGATTAGCAAAATCAATCATTATATTATTTTGTATTTTAGTAATACTTCTATTAGTTCCAGACTCTTTATCAGTGGGATTTTGACTAATAGAACTAATAGAAGCATTACTATGTTAACACTCTTTATTCAGAATCTGCTGTAACTTCTTTTGCCTTATCAAAGCCATCTTTTATAGTCAATTCATCAATGTCCTCACTATTGAGAACATCTTTAGCATCAGCTTCAATTTCATACTTGATGAAATCATTAATTACAAATGTTGCATAATTAGCAAGACTTGCAAAGCTGGCTACAAGAGCATTAATAAAGAAATCTTCTTTATAAGAAAACTCTTTATTAAGACCATCAACACGAACAACGAATTTGTTCCATTTGAAAGTTACATACTTTGATTTGGCTTTAATTACACCTTTTTGTGTAAGCCAATTAAGAATGCCAAGAGCAGTGAAACGTCTAATTTCAGCATTGTACTTCATTAAAGTAGCAATTTTAACATTAAATTCACCGAAACGCTCAATAATAGCGTCCATATTCTCAGTGACATTACCTTTATAAGGTCTATGGAAATTTCCATTAGACTTTACAAAAGGTTTACGAGGAGTAGATTCTTCAGTAGCAGGCTTTTTGTTTTCATTAGCCTTTTTAAGGTCAATACGATTCCGTTTTGTACCTTTGTTCTCTTTAGAATCATTAGATTCAGTAGCATTAGCAGAAACTTCTGCAAGTTTTTCTTTTTGCTCATCAGTAAGAGCATTAGCCATTTTAGCCATAATTTGAAAATGTTTTTGATTAATAGAAGTCTTATTATTAACAAATCCACTCGTGGTTTGTTTGTGTCAAAAATAGTAAATATAAATAATATTGTCAATAGTAGTCTGAATTAAATTTGAAACTAAAATTTATTTTAGTTGAAATCTAATGTTACAAAACTACTATTGACAGTATTATTATAAGTAATTACTACACTATGATTATTATGAGCTTAAAAGCCCATAACTTTCATAGCAAGCATATCAGCGAAACGAGAACCATTTTTACCAAGTTCTATTCCAACTATATGTGTGACATAGGTGTCGTGGTCAAACACAGTCGGAACAACATCTTCACTAGCTTTTGTAGTAAAAGGATTAACATATTCTTCACCAGCTTTTACAAGTTGACGAATAATATCAATTTTACTACCCGGAAGAAGAACTTTTATAGCAGCAGGATTTTCATTAATGATATTTCCAAGCCAAGAAATGTCCTCGTTATTTTTAAGACAAGCTGCGAGGGCAAAGCCAGACGTGAATATAACATTTGTGTTACCTGGAAGATAATTACCAGAAGCATCTGGAATAAATCCAGTCACTTCATTACCCAGAGTAACACTAACTCTAGTATAATTATCTTCTTCCTCTACTCTACAAGACTTGACCAAGCAAGCCCTATAACGTGTAGCATTACCACTAGCCATTATCTGACTAATGATTTGACTTACAGTTTTAACCCCATTAGAGCTAACTGTAACTTGTGGCTCAACAGCAGAACCTTGTTCTACTGGAGCATTTGTAATGACATCTGCCATATTATCTTTAATATTAAAGTTATAGCCAACATAATACTTACCATTATGTCAACCAACATTATAATAGTTCTGTTTGAGGTTATTATAAAAAATAATAGCACTACCACGTCTGATAGTGCTATTGTCTTCCGCTGACTAAACGGTTATAACAACAGAGGGAAGACTGCCTCCAACCGTAAGTGTTTCCAAATTAATATCTATTATTCCACACATAAGTTTATAGATACCCTTACTTAAGAGGTCTTTCCTCTTAATCATTAAGTGCTCGTAAGGCTATACACTTAACGTAGCATAATAACTGTTATTATTATTTCTGCCAATATCTTAATAGTTTTCGTTTGAGGTTGTATTAAAAAGAATAACGATAAGAGTTTCTCAACTGTTATCGTTATATGTAAAGCAAGTATAAGACAGATTATAATCCAAAATTATAATAGTATAAGTTTGAGGTTATTAAAAAGAAGTTCTGGTACTATCTCTAGTACCAGAATCACATTACAGAACATCTAGGTTCTTAATATCGTTGACACTATCAAGCATCTGATAGTGTTCAACATAAAATCTGCCAGTCATTTTATCGGCAGCATAAGAGTTGTAATTATCAACCACTTTATGTTGATAATCAAGAGCTCTTTGAAGCTCTTTAGCACGACGTGCCCAATAAGCACGTCTAATTGGAGTAACAACTCCAAAAATTTCATAAATGGCTTTATCAAGCCCAAAAATAATATAAGCAATAAGTTTCATAATAGTAAGAACATTAAATGCTCCTCCTCCGTGATGAAGAGGAGCAATATAATATTAAAAGCCGAAGAAATCACGTTCTTCAGCTGCATATTTATTAAGAGCAGCAGCCATGCTCTCATCAGGTTCGACACTGATAATGTCGAACCTAATATAAGAAGTCTCGATGACTCCAAGAGAACCATCAGACTTCTTATAGGTATCTCCAGCCTCCATAAGAATAGGCTGAAGAACAAATCCACAATGACTTGCGGCATAAGCTACCGCATAATCATTATAAACACGCTTGGTGACATAATTATCACCAACTCTAACGTCAAGCTCTTCTACGAGCTTGTCATTAACAAATTTTGAAGCTCCGTTGAGCTTCAAAATTTCAGAGATAAACTGCTTTTTATCCAAAAAAGCAGTATTTCGAGCTTCCCCATTAGCAGAAGGAAGCTCATTATCCGTAATGACAAACAATTTGCCATTACGGACAGCTACTCTTGTGTTGGTGGCAAGAGTAGCAGAAACCATATCAAGTATTTTCATAACTTTAACTTGATTTAGAAGATGCAACAGTAACATCAACAGCAAGTTTAGTATCGTCCCTTGCTGTGATAGAATTAATTATTTCAGTAATTCCAAGAATATAATAGTAGCCAAGTTTGAGGTTTCCACTCGGAACTTGACGGGGGACTTCAAGTCTTACTGAAGCACCGGGGGCTTCCTATAAGGTGGCACTATCTTGCACAAATAAACTTAAATTACAATTATATCCCATTTTCAATATAAAGAAAAATCATAAATTTAACAACATTAAAATATTTTTTTTCAGCATAAAGAAAATTAATACTTTAAGCACAAACATCATATTAATAAAAAGCAACAAAGCAAATAATGTTTCTAATGTTAGGTTTAATAACATTATTCCTATAAAATGACCATATCTTACAATAATAAACTGAAATCCAATATTATATTAAAAATCTTTATTAATAAAATTATAAATAAAAACATCAAATTCAATCATATCTTCAATATAACCAAAACTTATAATATCATTATAAATATTGTCATTAAATTTACCTATAAGAAAATCATAAATAATATGTCTAAAATCATCATAAAGAAAATCTATAATATTATTACCAAGTTTATCATAAATATTATCATAAATTTTAACATAAAGAAAATTACCAAGTTTATTACCAAGAAAACCTGAATCTCCTATACCAACCTATAATATAGTATTATTTATAATACTATATTATATAAATATAATAATTATATATAT